ATACTGATTATTATAATCCTCCTGTTATACAATCAACTATTATAACAGCGGTACTTTCAACTAGACCTTTAATTCCAGGAGGTACATCCACTCCAACTAGTTATGTAACTTCTTCTATAGATAATAAACCATATTTTTCAGTACATTTAAGTTCATCAAATATATTATATGCTTCACCAGTGTTATCTAATAACTACCCAGGTGTAACTAGTGCTAGTTATACTAGTGAAGGATTTTATTTTAATGGTGTTGATTATAACCAATCAATAACTCCTCCATCTGTAATATATGGAGAAGCAGATTATGTATTCCAATTAAATCCAGGTGATTTAATTAGATTATATAATACAAGTTCTTCACCAACAGGGTTTTCAATACTTGAAGAATATGAGATTTCTGAAGTATTCCCTCCAACTCCAACATTCCCAACATTATCATTTGCTTTGAATCGTAATATAAATTTAAATTCTATTCAATTTACATCTAACCAAACTGGTAGTATTAGACGATATATTATTAGTAGAAGAATACCTGATGAAACAAATGTTGTTATTAACTATCAAAAACGCTCTGGACAAACATCAGCAGGAATTGTTAAAAATCCTAACTTAGCACCGGATGTTGATGCTAAGATGGCTAATATTGTGAGTGACTTGAAGAGCAAGATATTTAGTACAGTTCTCATTCCGTAACATATTTATATAAAACATATTAAAAGATGTCATTTTTAAACAACCAATTAGTAACAATTGATGCCGTATTAACAAAGAAGGGCCGCGAATTAATGGCTCGTAACGACGGATCATTTCAGATTACTCAATTTGCATTAGCTGATGATGAGATTGATTATACTTTATACAATCCAAATCACCCATCAGGTTCAGCTTTCTTTGGTGAAGCAATTGAGAAAATGCCTTTGTTACAAGCATTCACTGATGAAACTCAAAACTTAAAATACAAGTTAGTAACTTTACCACGTGGTACTTCTAAGTTACCTGTATTGAACCTTGGATACACAACTGTGACATTACGTCAATCAGCTGCGTTAACTATTACTCCTCAAACATTAAACTACTTAGGTGCTGTTTCAACTTTTGAACCATCAGGTTATTTAATGACTGTGGGAGATTCAAGATTCTTAAGTACATTTACAGGTGCTGGTATTGATACAACTTCATTAGGTACAAGTATTCCTGTTCCAAACTCAAGTGGAGCTAGTTTATCAGTAAGCCAAATTGGTACTTCATTTAGTTTAATTGCTACAACAATTAACACTTTATTTGGTACTTCAGCTTTACCAGGTGCTACTATCACAACTACAATAACAACTATTGGTAGAGATAGTGGAGCTAGAGTTACTATTCCTTTAACAATTATTAAAACCTAATTAATATATGTCATTCACACCATTCGCTCCTGATGATTCAGTAGTAAGTTCAGATGCTTCCATATCTCCGATGTGGACAGGTGATGTAACTACATTACTTACTTACTATAGTAGCTCTGCTCAAGAATCATCTAATGCTGGTAAATTCTATTTGGATGTTTACCAAACCTCTTCTTCTGATCTAGATGCTGTAGTTCAATTTTCTGTAGCATATGGTCATATAAGTGGTTCAGGTTCAGCTTATTTTAACGCTGCAGTACCTAGTAAAACTCCAACAAGAGATATATTTGGACAATTTAGAACTTTAATTTATGGAGATGAAAACTCTTCATTTACTTTTGGTTCATCAACTGTATCTTCAAAAGACATTATTGTATTATCAGTCAATAGAACTTGTTTTAAAGAATCATTCAATCCAGGCTCAATGACATTAACATTAGGTACTGGTAGTGCTGTTTTAAAATTAACTGATGATTCTACTGTAACAACAGCTGCTACTTATATTGGTACATCTCGTGTTTACCAATTATTAAGTGGTTCTTTTGATAGTGTATATTCTACAAACTATACAGTAAGTGGTTCTTATGGTATTATGATTCCTGATGAAGGATTAGTTATACTAAACCCACGTGCTCTTGCTTTATCAGTTGGTGCTTTAGGTGGTTTAAATGTAACTTGGAATGAAGATAGTTCAACAACTGTTGCTTCAGCAAATCCATCTTACAACTATAATAATAGAAAAGTATACGAATTATTAACTACAGGAGCTAATTTCCGCTTACAAAACTACGAAACAATATCTTCACGTTACTTCTTTGTACGTGTTAAAAATGCAGAAGATAATTACACAACAAACCCAACAGTAATTGATTCTAATGGTAATTTACTATATACATCTTTAATTTATAACCCACAAACTTATATCACAACAGTAGGTTTATATAATACCTCTGGTGATTTAGTAGCTGTGGCTAAATTAAACAAACCATTAGTAAAAGATTTCACTAAGGAATTGTTATTACGTGTTAAATTAGATTTCTAATGTTTCGCCAATGTCAGCATTCAAACGAATTAACGTATCAGACTACTTTGTAGTTCCATATACAGCCAATAAAAGCTGGAATATTAAGTCGGGGTCTTTAGCTGACTATCAAATAACTGTAAATCCAGGAGTTAAATTTACTAGTTCATTATTTGATCCTTATAATGAGCTTGAAACTAATGATCAATATGATCGTTTAGTTTATGATATGGTAAATACTACTTACTATCCTGATTTTTTGCCAACATATGTAGATACAAGTTCTAAATCAAGTACTATTTTAAATAATGGTACTTTATCTACATCGTCATATTATAATGGATTTGTTGAGTTAGGTAACTTAGATACTGTAAAATTTTTTCCAACAGGAAATGGATCAATAATTTATGTTATTAACTTCCCACGTCAGTTAACTAGTGAAAAAATATTACCAACTACATTTGAATTAAGTTTTTATAGTGGTTCTAATACTTACACAATTTATGATGATGGAAATTATAACTTACGTTATAGTGGAAGTACTATAGGATGTTCTTTAGGTACATTTATATCTCAAAGTTCATATATTGGTAATGTATTTTATGAGCAAAACATAGCTGTATTAAGTATAATTCCTAATGGATTTATGCCTACACCTACACCAACTCCAACACCAACACCTACTGTTACTCCAACTCCAACTAATACATTTACTCCAACCCCAACACCAACAGCAACTAACACACCAACTCCTACACCAACCCCAACTAATACATTTACACCAACACCAACATTAACCCCAACTCCTTCTCCAACTCCAACTAACACACCAACACCAGGACCATCACCTACTCCAACACCAACTCCTACTAGCACTCCTACACCACCACCTCCAACAAACACACCTACACCAACCCCAACAAACACCCCAACGCCAACTCCTACAGCAACTAACACACCAACACCAACTCCAGATACTAATACTTACTATAATGCAACTCAGTACTTAAACTGTGTTCAAAATAGTTCTCCAGGAGCCTTTATATTACGTGTACCAAGTGCTGTAGGTGGAAGTACATGGTGGTGTGGTGATGATGGATTCCAATATCAGTTTGATTCTAATATATCTCCTAATCCACCATCTTTTGATATAACTGCTACATCAACAGCTATAAGTTGTGGAAGTTTATCATGTTAAAATAAATTAAAAAATGATTAGAACTATAGTACCAAATTTTGATGTTAAGTTTAAAAACAACCACGTTGTTTATGAGACTTTTATCAAATGTACTGTAAAGGACTATGAGTTCAATGCGTCATATAACTCAACATTACTATCAGGTTCTCAAGGTGTTATGACACCATTTAGTTCATCAGTTAGTGGAAGTGTAGTTTATATTACATCTCAAGATAACTACGGTATATTAAAAGATTTCGCTACTGGTTCTATTTCAGGTTCAGAATTTTCACCTTATGTTTCAACAGTAGGTTTATATAATGATGCTCAAGAGTTATTAGCAGTGGCTAAAATGGCGGCTCCAATGCCATTATCACCTGACACAGACCAAACATTTTTAGTGAAATGGGATTTGAATTTTGTAAGTGAATATCAACCTACTCCAACACCAACTCCTACCACAGGACCAACTCCTACCCCAACTCCTACTCCTACAGGTACTCCTTAATATTTATATAAAATAATGTTATGAAATGGAATTACTGGGATAAATTAAATCCTGAAGATTATATCGGTTTTGTTTATAAAATCACTAACTTAACAGATGGTAAGTTTTATATCGGGAAGAAATACTTTTGGTATAATAAAAAGAAAAAACTAACCAAAAAACAACTCGCTGAATTACCATCAACACCAGGCCGTAAACCAACTCATGAAATAGTTAGAGTTGAAAGTGACTGGAAAACATATTGGGGTTCATCTAAGGAACTACTTGAATCAGTTAAAGTATTAGGTGAGGATCATTTTGAATGTATGATACTCATGCCTTGCAAAACCAAAAAACAACTCACATACTACGAAATGCACTACCAGTGCAAATATGAGTGTCTAATTCCAGGTACTAGATCATATAATGATAATATATTAGGTAAGTTTTTCACTAAAGACTTGGCCTAATAAAATATTTTAGTTATATTATTAGTTATGATTAATGCTGCCTTACTGCATACAGTGAACAGTGTACTAGGAAAAGGAAAAGAAACGAGTAGTAATAACTACGCGTATAAGTGTCCTTTCTGCAACCATCATAAGCCTAAACTCGAAGTGAACATGGTACCTAACATGAAAGGAGAAAATCCATGGCATTGTTGGGTATGTAATAAGAAAGGTAGAACACTGATTGGTTTATTTAAGAAAATAAAAGTTGTTCCTGAAAAACTATCTGAGTTAAGATCAATACTTGGTTACACACAGAAAGAAGAAGTTATTAGTGATAAAACTAAAGTTGAATTACCTAAAGAATATAAACCACTAATTAATCTCGCACGCACAGATATTATAGCTAAACACGCTTTAATGTATTTAAAAAAACGAGGTATTAATAAGGCGGACATATTGAAGTATAATATAGGTTATTGTGAAGAAGGCAGGTATGGGGGCCGAGTTATTATACCATCATATGATGCTAATGGTGACTTAAATTACTTTATAGCTCGAGACATCAATCCAGACTCAAAGAAAAAATATGATGCTCCTAAATGTAATAAAAATGAGATTATAGGACTAGAATATTTTATTAACTGGAATGTACCTGTAATATTATGTGAAGGTATTTTTGATGCTATTGCTATTAAACGTAATGCAGTTCCATTACTTGGAAAAACATTTTCCAAAGCACTAATGTTAAAATTAGTTCAAAACAATGTTAAAACAGTATACGTGTCTTTAGATAAGGACGCTTTAAAAGACGCTCTAAAATACGCTGAAGAATTACTCAATTTAGGTAAAGACGTTTATCTAATTGACATGAAGGATAAGGATCCTTCAGAAATGGGCTTCGAAAAATTTACCAAATTAGTTCATGAAGCCGAGCAACTATCTCTAGGTGAACTAATATACAAAAAGCTAGAATTAGCATGATTGATAGAAACGTCAATATAATTAAAGACCCAAAAATCAAACGCATTGTAGAGTACAATGAGGGAGATAGGCAAGTAAATGTTTTAGACTCTCGTTTTTATAGACGAGGAGAAGAATATTACCCATCAGTAACATCAGTATTAAATTATTTTCCTAAAAATCAATTTTTTCATAATTGGCTTAAAGATGTAGGACATAATAGTGATATTATAGCCTCTAAAGCAGCAAATGAAGGTACTCAAGTACACACTGCAATTGATCGTTTTTTAAACGGAGAAGAAATTCAATGGTTAGATCAAAATGGTAGAGCAGAATACAGTATGGATGTATGGAAAATGATTCTTAAGTTTGCTGACTTTTGGAACACACACAAACCAGAACTCATAGTAGGTGAGTATCATTTATTTTCTGATGAGTATAAGTACGCTGGTACAGCTGACTTAGTTGTTCGTATGAATGAAAAATTATGGTTATTAGATATTAAAACATCTAACTCACTTCATACATCATATGATTTACAGTTAGCCGCTTACTCTAAAGCATGGAATGAAACACATACTGATAAAATAGAGGAAACAGGTATTTTATGGCTTAAAGCAAATACCCGTAGTGAAGGTAAAAAAGATAAAATACAAGGTAAAGGATGGGAATTAAAAGTTATAAGTGATATTGAAGCTAACTTTAAAATGTTCATGAATATATACGAGATATATAAACTTGAAAATCCTAACTTCAAACCCTCAACTGAAACATTACCTACATCAGTCAAAGTTTCTTTTTAATATTTATCAGTGCAAATAAAATTGCCAAAATGTTATATAATTATATCTATATAGAATAAACTCTGTTAGAGGACGCCTGTGCGTCCTCTTTCTATTTTTTAACCAAAAAAACATGTATGAAAAAAACAATTCTGTTCTCGGTTTTCAGCTTGCTTGCTTTTGTTGGATTTGGTCAGATTACCACTTCAGCAATTTCAGGTATTGTAATTAACGAGAAAAAGGAAGTGTTGGTAGGTGCTACAATCCATGCAACCCACCTTCCAACAGGAACGCAGTACACTGCTACTGCAAACAAACAAGGTGTATATGTTTTACCTGCTGTGAGAGTAGGTGGACCTTACACAATTCATTCTTCTTATGTAGGATATAAGAAGGGTGAAGTAACAGAAGTTAACACACAGTTAGGTTTAACATCTAACGTTGACTTTGTTTTGATTGATGAAGTGAAAGCTCTCAAAGAAGTAGTTATTAGTGGTAATAGTACTTTTTCAAGACAAAAGACAGGTGCCGCTCAACAATTCGGACGTAGAGAATTAACTTCAATTCCTATTACAGGAGCTAGAACAATTGATGGTATTACCAAGTACAATCCATTTGGTAATGGTACCTCATTCGGCGCTCAAGACAGCCGTATGAACAACTTCACTATTGATGGTTCTCAGTTCAACAACAACTTTGGATTAGGATCTTCAGCTCAAGCTGGTGGCCGTACAGGTGCTTCAGCAATCTCACTTGACGCTATTGATCAACTTCAAGTTAACATTGCTCCATTTGACATTCGTCAGTCTGGATTTACAGGTGCTGGTATCAATGCTGTAACACGCTCTGGTACTAATGACATTGAGGGTAGTGTTTATGGTACTCAACGTAATAACTCATCTCGTTATGTAGGTGATAACGCACGTGGTACTACTGTAACAGCACAAAAATTCGATGAAAAAGTATTAGGTTTCCGTTTAGGTGCTCCAATTATCAAAAACAAATTGTTTATCTTTGGTAACTACGAGCAAATTGATAGAACAGAACCTGGTACCACTTGGATTTCAGCTGGTTCACCTCTTACAGGTAGTCAAGTATCTCGTGTTAGATACTCTGCAATGGATAGTCTTTCTAAATTCATGAAAGACAAGTTTAATTATACAACTGGTCCATGGGAGGGGTACTCGAATACGAATTCATCTAATAAATTTCTCGTTCGTCTTGATTGGAACATCGATGCTAAGAATAAACTTACTGCTCGTTATGTTCACCATAACTCATCAGCTGAGATAAACATTTCTAACTCTCAATCAGCTGGTGCTGGTAACCGTACCACTCAGTTTAATGCTATGTCGTTCCAAAACAGTGGATACATTATCCAAGACAACACTCGCTCAGCTGTATTAGAACTTAACTCTAAGTTAACTAATACACTTCATAATAACTTGATCGTTTCTTACGATAAGCAAATTGAAGATAGAGCTTATATGAGTAATATGTTCCCAACAATTGATATTCGTGAGGGTTCTGCTACTTATACTTCAGTAGGATTTGATCCATTTACACCTGATAACAAGTTAAACTATTGGACATTTAACATTACTAATAACTTGACTAAGTATTTTGGCAAGCATACAGTAGTTGGTGGTGTGAATTTCCAAAGATATCAATCAAACAACTTGTTCTTCCCAGCATCTAATGGTGTTTATATTTTTAATAGTTTGAATGACTTCTATACTGCCGCTAATCAATCATTAGCAAATGGTGGTCGTCCTTCAACTTTTGCACCTGCTCGTTTCCAACTTCGCTATTCTGCCTTACCAGGTGGAATTGCACCAATGCAAACTTTAGAATCTTATAGAACCGACATTTATCTACAAGATGAATATAACGGTTTTAAAAATCTAAAGCTAACTGCTGGTATTAGAGCAAATATTATTGAAATTGAGAATACTGCTCTAGAAAACCCAGCTATTACAGCAATGACTTTTGCTAATGGTGAAAAATGGAATACAAGTGTAATGCCTAAAACACAGGTATTATTTGAACCACGTTTAGGATTTAACTGGAATGTTAAAGGTACAGGTAAAACACAAGTAAGAGGTGGTACTGGTATTTTCACAGGTCGTCCTCCTCTTGTATTCTTATCTAACCAAATTGGTAATAATGGTGTATTATCAGGATTTATTGATGTATCTGGTGCAGCAGCTGCCGCTTATGGCTTTACTGCTAATCCAAATCAGTATTTCATCCCATCAACTCCAACTTTACCATCTACATTTGATTTAGCTTTAACAGATCCAAATTATAAGTTTCCACAAGTATGGAAAAATAACTTAGCTGTTGATCAAAAATTACCTTGGTTAGGTTTGATCGCTAGTGTTGAAGTATTGTATAACCAAACAATTAATGCTGTTCATTACTATAACGCTAACCTAGATAAGCCAGTTGGTAATTTATTAGGTGTAGATACAAGACCCTTGTATGCAGGAAATGATAATGGTGTTCGTGTAAACGACAACGTATCAATGGCTGCTGTTTTAACAAACAGAAATGGTGCTTATAATCGTTCTATTACTTATAAATTAGAAAAACCAGTATCTAAAGGTATTTGGGGATATGTAGCATATACAAATGCTCAAGCCGAAGACTTTATGAGTGCTGGGTCTATTGCCTCAGGTTCTTGGCAGTCAGCTCAATCGGTATTTGGTAATAATACTCTTAATTTAACAACTTCAGATTTCGTAGTTAGAAATCGTATTGTTGGTTTATTAGGATACCGTATTGAAGGTGGTAAGAAATATGGTACTGCTACTACATTAACCTTAGGTTATGTAGGATCACAAAACAATCCATTCTCATATATTGTTGCTGGTGATTTGAATGGTGACCGTGTAAGTAATAACGATTTGATATTTGTACCACATAAAGCATCTGATATTCGCTTTGCCCCATTAACTGTGGGTACAGGAGCTACAGCTGTAACTTACACTGAAGCTCAACAACAAGCTGCTTTCGATGCATTTATTAATCAAGATCCATATTTGTCAACTCGTAGAGGACAATATGCTGAAAGAAATGGATTAGCATTACCTTTCTTACATAGATTTGATCTATCAGCCGCTCAAGATTTCTTTGTAAAGATTAAAGGTAAGCGTAACAGCTTCCAAATCCGTGCTGATATCTTGAACTTTGGTAATATGTTAAGTAACAAATGGGGTGTATCACAACGTGCTGGTGCTCCACAATTGTTGAACTTTGTTAGCCGTGACGCTGCAGGTGTTCCAACATATAGATTATCAACTCAACGTGATGCAACAAGTACTTACTTAGCAAAAGATACATATCAATACAATTCATCAGTATTTGATGTGTGGACAGCTCAGTTAGGTATTCGTTATACTTTCGGTAAGTAATATAGAACGTTAGTTTCTAATATATAAGTGGCTCGGAGAAATCCGGGCCACTTTTTTTATTGACCGCGACTCCTGGCGTATCTTTAGTGTATAATAAAAATTGAAAGTTATGAATAACGAGATTAAAGAAATGAGTATTTGTGAGGTCATGGATATTCTTTATCCGAATTTTGAAGATCAAATTCAGTTATCGTGGGAGGAAGAGTGTGATGTTGTGTTGAATTTTTGTAAACAACATAACTATATGTTATACGAACGTGTTCGTGAACAGTTTTTCAAATGGGAAGGTTATGATTTAGCGGTCAAAGGTGGTTATAGTGGAGTTGTTTATAGTGACTTAAGCTAAATTGACCGCAATTCATTTACTATATTTAATATATAAATAAAATATATGCAATTAAAAGAATCAAAAACAAATTGGCATTTTAATATTAGTTTAGCCAAATCATGTCTACGAATTATGGCTGGAGTAACACTAATTAGAGGTGAACTATTAATATCAGGTGTATTATTTATATTAGCTGAAGTATTAGGTATTATTGAAGAATTTTAAAAAAATAAGTTATGAAAGTAATTGACGTTGACGCCCCAATTGTACCACGTAAGGTATATGTAGTTGAAGCTGATGAACAACAATATTTAGAGTTTACTGAAGGTATTGAAGTATTACCAGCTCAATATTATGAAACTGATCCTGGATGTAAGTTTTACTTTAAGAAAAAACATGAAGATGGTGAACCAGGATGGAGTGGTGGTGGCTATGAGTGTATAGAAGAAAATGGTGCACGTCGTGCGTTTCACTTAGACTCATTAATTGTACATCCACGTTATTTCAAACGTAAAGCTAAAGCAGAAAAAATACGTACTAGTTCAGGTAAACGTGGACGTCCAAAAATGGATCCGGCTCTTAAGAAAACGCCTGTAGTGTATGTTAAAACTGGCGGTAAACGTGGCCGTCCAAAAATGGATCCAACATTGAAAAAATCAACAGTGTATGTTAAAACTGGCGGTAAACGTGGGCGCCCAAGAAAGAACAGTTAATATTTATCGGTAGTAAATACTATTAAAAATGAAGCAAAATATCAACGAAATTAAGAAAATGCAGCGTATCGCTGGATTAATTACCGAGAGTGAATACCAAGAATCAATAATGAAAGAAAATACAATACTTTCAGATGAGGCATATGATCGTATAGATGGTTTAGTTAACCAAAAAGATATGGATATGTTACGTGATGGTGGTAGAAATATAGTACTTGATTTAACAGATGAGGGATTTGAAGACGATGAAATAATTGAGTATATATGCAGATATTTGAAAAATTTTCTATAATAAGTAATGAAGATTAGAATCAAAGAGGCACAACAAATGCCACAGGCGATATTCATGGCCGGCCCAGCTGGGGCTGGCAAATCCTTTGTTTCTAAATCATTACCACTCTCTAAATTCCAAGTAATAAATGTCGACGACGCTTATGAGGAAATGCTCAAAGCAGCTGGTATTGGAATGAAGATTAAAGACTTTACTCCTGATGAATTGTCACAAGCCGCTAAATTAATGGCGCAGGCTCAAAAAACAACTAAGGATAAATACGCCAAAGCACTCGAAAATTTAAACGACATTATTATTGATGGAACAGGTGCAGCATCTAAGCCTTTACTCAAGAAAAAGGCAGAATTAGAGGCTTTAGGATATGAAACTATGATGGTAATGATATATGTTTCACCTGTAACTTCACTTGAACGTAATGCTAATAGAGAACGTTCATTAATGCCTGGTCAAGTTTTAAATACTTGGGAAAAAGTAAATAGTAACATCAAAACATATGAACAAGCATTTGGTGACAATTTTATTTTAATAAACAATGATCCAAAAGATGCTGACATAAGTTTTGATCCTCAAGAAATAAAGCGTAGATTTTTTGATACTGCTAAGGCTAAAGGTAAACCAAAAACACCAGAGGAATTAGCTAAGAAAAAAGCTGAAGTAGAAGCAATGAATAAAAACATTGAACAACTACTTAAACAAAAACCAAAATTCACTCCTAGAGATCAAGCTATCTCTAAAATAAAGGCATTTATTAAATGATAGATTTAAATACAATATTAAACGAGTTAACTGAAGATGATGGACAAACAACTCCACCAGCTATCTGTTACTACCCAGGTGGATTTAAACCACCACATGAAGGACACTATGAGGCTCTTAAAGATTTAGTGTCACGTCCTTACATTACTAAAGTAATAGTTTTAATTGGACATAAAACACGTGATGGTATAACTAAAGAACAAAGTAAACGTATTTGGGATTTATATTTAGCCACTACACCAATGGCTAAAGTAAGTGTTAGAATAAGTGAAGATGCCTCTCCAATTAAAGATCTATTTAGTGCCTTTGACTCTGACTTAGAACTAAAAGCATATGTCGCTGGAGCTAAATCAGAGGTAGAAGAACAAGATTATTTTACCCCATTACAAAAAGCATTTAGTACAAGAGTAATGCCTATATCAATTGATGAAAAAGTTGTTACTCAAGGTAAACGCTTGTCAGGAACTCAAGTACGTGGTTTAGTAACACAACTTAAAAAAGCAGTATTACAGTTACGTTCAATAGCTGATAAATCATCAACTGAGTATTCTAAAGCTAGAAATGCTTATTTAAACACATATGAAGAGTTAAAAGGATGCTTTCCAGAAGCAGTTGTTCAAAAAGGACAATATGATGATATTCTTAAAATATTAGGGATACCAGTTTTAAATGTAGACCAACTTCAAGAAAATCAAGAAGATGGTAATTTAATTATACGTGTACCTTATGCTTTAACAACTAAGATTGAGAATTTTTTAAATACAATGTTAATACCATTTGAATACTCTCAACAAGCATTTGGTGGTAAAGAAAGACGTATGTTAATTCCTAATCTAAGTGATAATAACGAACAAAAAGAAAAAGTACTTAATTATTTAAGTAAACATAACATACCTGTTAATATTGAAGAAGATTTATTTACTATTAATTGGTGGAAACAAAGTTTAGAAGAAATTCAACTTGATGTCCCTACACCAGATGAAAAAGATGTTGATCCTGAACAACTAAAAAAAGGAATTGAAGTAGAAAAAGAACACACCAACGATGAAAAAACAGCTAAGAAAATAGCGTTAGCTCATTTAGGTGAAGATCCAAAATATTATTCTAAGTTAAAAAAAGCAGGTTTAGAAGAAACATTAACTGAACCACAAGATAAGACAGACAATATTATAGCTGATTTTATTGATTTTGCCGCTAATGCTCTTGACTTACAAAAAGTACCTAAAATTACTTTTAGTGATGATGAGAATTTAGCTAAACAAATGCACGCGTTAGGTGCTTATCAACCTAAAACTGATGAATTATTAGTTGTTAAAGGATCAAGACTAACAGCAGATATTTTACGCACATTAGCTCATGAGTTAGTACATCGTAAACAAGCTGAAATGGGTCCATTAGATAAAGAAGATGGTAAAACAGGTTCAGAAGTAGAAAATGAAGCTAATGCCGCCGCTGGTGTATTACTAAGACAATTTGGTAAATACAGACCAGAAATATTTGAAGAAGCAGATGCGATGAAAGGTGATTATAAGATATACTGTGATATGGATGGTGTGTTAGTTGATTTTGATAAAGGGTATGAAGAATTAACAGGTAAAAAAGCTAGTTTTGACACACCAAAAGAAGAATTTTGGGAACCAATTTCAAAAGCAGGTGCAGCGTTTTGGATTAAATTACAATGGATGCCTGATGGAAAACAATTATGGAATTATATTAAACCATACAATCCAGATTTACTATCAGCTCCATCACGTGAAGAATCATCTAAAATAGGTAAATTTACTTGGGTGAAAAGAAACTTACCTGGTACTAAACTTATCTTACGTTCAGCTGATCGTAAACAAGAATTTGCAACACCAAACTCTATCTTAATTGATGATAGAGCAGATAATATACAACGTTGGAAAGATGCGGGTGGTATAGGTATTCATCACACATCAGCTGCTGATACAATACAACAATTGAAAGATTTAGGGCTATGATTAAATTAATAGACATATTAAAAGAAGAAATTAATTTAGAAAAATATGTTGAAGATTGGTTAAGTAAAGGAGGAATACATGATGACTCTAATATTAATAGAGCATTTACTATTAAACTAAAACAATTAGGTTACGAAAATTATGGAACTATATATCGAGTTTTATTTGTCAAAAAAGATAATAAAATATCCAATTTAAAATCTTATATTTGGGACAAATATAATGGAAAATATATATCTTTTTCTGAAACTTTAGAGGGAGCAAATAAATTTATGGACCTATTAATAAATGATGGTCTGCTTAAAAAAGGAGAAATACTTGTTGTTATAAAACAAAAATCTAATTATTATAATTTACATAAATGGGTAGAAGATAAAATAAAAGAATATGGAGGTCCTTGGCAATTTGCTGATAAAAAAGGTGTTTGGGTTGGAGGGTTGTATAGAGAAACTCAAAAAACAAAAGAAGTTTTATCAACATTAGATAATAATTTTGAAATAGTAAGACAATATTCTAAAAAAGGAAAAATGTTATGAATGAATCAAATTTAAAAAAAGAGTTTTCAAAACGTGATGTACAAAGAATGAGAAATATAATCAGTGGTAATGCTAGTTCAGCCACTGGTATTCAAGTAGGTTATAGTAAACAATCTCAAGACTACCAAGAAGGAGATGTGTGGGAAGAAAATGATAAACAATGGACCATTAAAAATGGCATCAAACAAACTGTTACTAAACATGATAAATTAAGACAGTTAGTTACTATGCCTTTAGCTTGTCCTGAATGTGATAAACCATTTAAAAATACTCCTGTAAATAAGAAAATGTGGGTTATTCATAAGATGTGTCGTGACTGTGTTATTGATATGGAGGCTAAAATTAGATTAGAAGGTAAGTGGGATGAGTATGAGCATAATATGATGAATGCTAATAAAAATGCTGATGTAGATGAGTTTGAAAAAGCATTTAATGAATTTGTAAAAACAAGTACTGATAAAAGTTCATTTATAACTGAGGCGGGTGATATAGAAACATGGAGTGGGGGTAAAATTAATGAAGAAGAAATAAAACAAGTCAAAGAATATATAAAAAAACTGCGCGAAACAGAAATATAAATATATTTATTTTCAGCAATGGAAGCAATGGATAACATTTATACGGTCATTATAACAGCAATTACAGTTCTAGGTAGTGCTACAGCATTTCGATTTTATGAAAAGAAATCTATGCGTAAAGAACGTGATGAAGAATTTATTCGCCACGATTGTAAAGATCGTATTGCTAAATTAGAAGCATTGCTTGTTGAATCTGCTCGTGAAAAAGATGAGTTACGTAAAATGGTATTACAGCTTACAAAAGAAGTAGCTGCGTTAAGTACTAAAGTTGAATTTTTTGAAAAAGGCGCGCCTATAGTATCTGTCAAATCTCGAAAAGCTACTAAATAATCATTACCTATTATTGCCCATTAATATATTTATATAGGATAAAAACTATATAAGATGCCATATACTCGTAAAGGTAATTGTGTTTACAAAGAAACTGGTAAGAAAATGGGCTGCTCTAAAGACACTAAGGCAGCTGAAAAATATATGCGTGCTTTATATGCCGCTGAAGCAGGTAATATCAAGGAAGGATATGATTTAGATACTATCAGCCCTGACCAACCTGAACTTGCTATAACTGTTGAATTGCCAAACCCTATACAGGTTATGGCTTCTTTTGTCTCTACATTAATGTCATCTCGTACACAAGCTCACATATTCCACTGGCGTTGTAAAGGCGTAGGTGCTGGATGGATGCATACAGCATTAGGTGAGTATTATGATGGTATTGTAGATATATTAGATAAATTAGTTGAGTCAACTCAAGGCCGCTATGGTTTATTAGAAGGATATAAATGTGATGGACAATTTATGGAAGATGTAACTAAAGCAATTCCATATTTTGAAGCATTATGTTTGTATGTTGAAAAAAATCGTGGTTCATTACCTCAAGATTCATATATTCAAAATCAAATAGATGAAATAGTTGAGTTAATTGAAACAACTAAATATAAATTAGTAAACTTACAGTAATGCGTATTCGTATAATTAAAGAAGCTATAGCAACTGATATAACTGATATAGTAAAAAATACTATTGGACTTAAAGCCACTGTTAAACGCTTTAAGAATAATATATTAGTAGCTTCACCAGGTGGATTCTTCTCACCTAGCCGTTTACAAAATATGGCTGATGAATTGAATGATAGAATACCTGAACCCTGGTTAGAAAGTCCTGTAAGTGTAGGTACAGGTGGTGCTACTGAAGGTTTACTTATTATAAGATTGAATGATGAGGGTATGAAACATACCAATTTATTTGAAGCAGAAGAGGATTTTACACCAATTGAAGATCCAAAGGAACCAAAACCAGCAGCTAAACAATTTCAAATATTAGCTTCAATGATCACTAACACTAAAGTTAATGATCAAACTAATATATTATCAGCAATGAGAGCATTACCAGGTGTTACTATTGTTAACTCACAAGCAGCAATTCCAGGTTCAAATTCAGAAGGACAACTCCGCTATAAAACAAATGTTGACATTAAAATTGATACTTCAGCACTCAGTGGTGATATAAAAACTGCTATTAAGAAAATAATTGAAGATATTAAGAAAATTGAAGGTGTAGTTGAGTTTAAAGTATTACCAAAAGCAAAAGAAACAACTCCATACTAATGAATAAGATACAATTAAAGGAGCATATTGAAAAAATCATTAACTATGTAGGCCAAGAATACAATCATGGTCCTAAGTTAGTTATGAATGAATCTAAAGAACCAGTCTTTATTTCTGAAGGCTTATATTACCATATTGAAAATAACTTACCACTAAACGAATCAATATATCGTCCTCAATCAGCAATGTTTTTAAAATTATTTGTTGAAGCAAGAAACTTATATGATTCTAAGCGTTTAGTATTATGTGAATCAGATCAATATTATTTTGACAATACAGATATAGGTACATTTGGTGAGTATAATGGTATTAAAGTGCCACTAGACTTACCTCTGACCGAGGAATTTCTAACAGAAGCATTAGAAGAAGAAAAAAAACAACCAGCATTAGGTAAACCTAAGCGTGGTGGTTCTAAAAAATTCTATGTGTATGTTAAAGATCCTAAAACCAAACGTATTAAAAAAGTATCATTTGGTATGGCAGGTGGTGGCTTAAGAGCCAAATTAAACAACCCAAAAGCTAGACAAGCGTTTTCTAAACGCCACAATTGTCCTCAAAAGAAAGACAAAACTAAAGCTTCATATTGGAGTTGTCGTTTACCTCGCTATGCTAAACTATTAGGATTTAAAACAACATTTAGTGGATTTTGGTAATGATTAGTCTAATTGACATATTACATGAAATGTATCCACCATATAAAGCAAATATGGTATCAAAAGTTAGATATAAAGCATCTGATGTTTGGACTAATGACCAAGAATTAGCTGTAAAAAGAGGATACTTGGAAAGTGATGAACCTGAAAAAGGCACAGGTAAAAAACCTAAAGGATCTAGTCGTCGTTTATACACAGATGAAGATCCAAAAGATACAGTTAAAATTAAATTCAAAACCGCTCAAGATGTTAAAGATACATTATCAAAAAAGACATTTAAAGCAAAACCACATGCTCGTAAGTCACAAATTATTAATGTAATCCATCAGCGTGTCAGAGCAGCTTATAATAGAGCTAAAGATCCAGATGTTAAATCTAGATTAAAACGTGCTTTGGATTATATTGAAAAGCGTAAAGAAGCATCTAAAGAAAAAACTAAAAGTTTAAATAAAGAAACATCAGATCCACAATCAGGTAAAGCAGCACCATATGGTTCAGGATATGCTCCTATACAACAGAATGAAGACATATTAAATGAAAAATGCTGGCCTGGATATACTAAAAAAGGAATGAAAACAATGTTTGGAAAAAAATACCCTAATTGTGTAAAAAAATGATAAAACTAACTCAACTACTAACTGAAGTAAAAGAAACATTTGAAAGTTTTGCCACTATTCGTGGTAAAGGTGCTGCTAAAATTGCCGCCACTGCTGAAGAAAAAGGTGGATTATCTCTATTAACATGGCATCATTTTAAAGTAAAAGCTCCGTACTATAAAAAAGCAACTGAGGGTAAATTTGATAAAGAAGTTGCTAAAAAAGAATTTGAACAAACATATAAAAAGATATCATTAAACATGACTCAAACTGAATTTCAACGTGAAGTTGGTCGTTTAGAGGTATTAGGTGAACTGTTAATAGAAAATAAATAATAATGAGTCAACCTTATGTAGACTTAGTTGTGACAGATGAATATGTGATTAGGGAATTTGATAAAAACATTGACCCTATAGAGCTAATGTGGCATCGAGATGATGAAAACAGGATGGTTGAAGCTATAGAACCAACAGATTGGCTAGTACAACTAGACAACCAGTTACCAATGTCTATGACCCAACCAATATTTATACCACGTCATATGTGGCATAGAACTATAAAAGGCACAGGTAAATTAAAGATAAAAATATATAAATCATGAAAAAATCTGAATTAAAACAATTAATCAGAGAAGCAATCGAAGAAGTAAAACCTAAAGTTGAAGAAGATGTAATCAACGAAGGATTTGCTCCTGAAACTGATGAAGTTGGCTCATTTTGGGTGGTTGAAAAACCATCTACTAGCGCTACTTTAGATGACATTTGCTTTGAATGCGAAAATGTAATGTACTTTGCTCGTCAAATTGCTGGTGGTTTAAAACCAGAAGATATCAAAGGTGTATTCACTAAAGAAGCTAAAGCTAAAAAGTTAGCTGAAAAATTACTTAAAGCTCGTGACACTAAAAAAGAAGAAGTAAAACAAGCAGCTGAAGCTTATAAAAAAATGAAAGAAGAAACTTTAGCAAAAGTACAAGAGTACATGAAAAATAAGAAAGCTACTAAACAAGTAGTTGACGAGTTAAAAGACGAAGTTAAGTAATGAAGTTAACAGACATATTACTTGAAACTCTGCTTGAAAAGAAAAAAGACAGATGTCATCGTATCGCTGATAGGCGTTATGATAAACCATCTGCTTATAAGTCAGGTGCTATAGTGAGATGTCGCCAAGGTAAAATTTGGAAAGATCTTAAAGAAGATGAATCATTACGTAAATGGTTTGGTCGCAGAGGCGCAGCTGGTAAAGAAGGTGGATGGGTTGATTGTAACACATGTCGCAAAGTAGATGGTAAAACCAAATGTAAACCTTGTGGTAGAAAAGAAGGTGAAAAACGAGCTAAATACCCATCATGTCGACCAACACCTGCTGGATGTAAGAAAAAAGGAAAAGGTAAAACTTGGGGAAAAACAAAATAAATATGCAAGACAATTTTAACATACATGGTTGGCGTTTAAATCAAGCCATTAAAGAAGTAGAAGAAGCTACATTCACAAACAAACATGATGACAATCCTAAATTAAAAGGTGGACAGAAAAAATTACCTGATGAATTACAAGCGGGAATCTTAAAGAAAGAAGACACAACAGGATACTCTACTGATTATAAAAAAGGATATAGAGATGGATATCAAGATGGAAAAGAAGGTAAATTTGGTAAACAATTCGCTGTAAAAGAAGGTGAAGACCATGAAGTAGCAATGGCTAAATCTAGTCTACAATCTATTATGAGTTCAGCCTCAAAATTAATGGTAATGTTAGGTGATGAAGAGCGTAACATACCAGGATGGATTCAAGATCATATTACTAATGCTGAAAACTATATTGATCAAGCTGCTCAAGGCTTTCATGAATTAGAAAATAACAATGAAGAAGATTAAAATCATAAAATCAAGACCAATAAAGGAAGAAGAAGAAGTAATTGATCAGGTACCTCAAGACACAGCTCCTGAGCAACCTGAGATTACTTATGAATCTAATCCTTTAGAGTTTATACTTCAAAAATATCCAACATTAACTGAAACATTAGTTAAATTATTAACTGATGATTTCAGAAACTATATTATTGGTGTTTATATAATGGCTCCAAAGCCAACTATATTCAAGATTGTTTTACATAACAATCGCTCATTTTATTTAACATATATGGGTAAGTGTTATGAAGCTAAAGTAAGTGGTAAGAAATTCTGGCTATTAAAAGTAAGTGAACTTGAAACAGCCACCATTGAAATAGCTAACTTATTAATGCTAGGTACTCCTCCATCAGTTAAAGGACCTGAAGCTGAAATGACAGCGGCTCCTGAGGAAACACCAACAGAAGAAGCACCAGCAGAAGAAACTCCACCAGCAGAAGAAGAAGCACCTGAAGAATTAGCTGAAGATGTTATTAAAGAAGATCTTAACACAACTAAAAAAGAATTAACTAAGTTAGGGTATAAAGATGAAGATATTGTTCCTATAACTAAAAGTAAAATTAAGTTATTAGTACCTGCTAAAGAAAGAATGAATGTTATTAATACTTTAGTTGACAAGTTAAAATATACTTGGGATAAAGATATTAAAGGTTCTTCTATTGGTGGAGTAATAGCTAAAGATGGTGAAACAGTAATTATACCAAAACCAAAAGAAAAACAAGGTGGTGGTAGTGCTGGTTTAGGAAATGAATCATTTTTAGCAAATAAAATTAAATCTACTGTTGAAGAAGTAGGTGGTCCTATCACTGTTGTTGTTAAAGGCGACAATGGTAAAAGTATAAGATTTAATGGTGTTACTGACGCTGAAGAAGCAGGACGTGACACAGCTGGAAATAAAAAATCAGACATCAGATTATTAGCTGGGAGTAAAGTTGTAGGTAACTTATCATTAAAGCAAAAAAATGCTTCAATGTGGGAAAGTGCTGACAAGCGTTATAAAGACTTGATGATTAAACTTGTAGAAAAATTACTTAAAAAACCATATAAAAATTTAGGTTTAACTAAAACTGATAAAAAAGATATTTACAGATTATATAATCCATCTACTGGTCAAGAATATAGTGGTATTATCATAACAGATTTAGATAATAAAGATATGGCTTCTATTGTATTTGGATCTGATAAACCACAAACAGTAGTAGTTAAAGAAACATTTGATGAAAGTGATTTTACATTAAACAGTAAAGTATTAACAATCAGTGTTGATAATTTAGCTACAAGTTTAGAAGATATTGTTGGAACAAAATATGAACCAATATTAGTAGTAAGACATGATTCAACTAGAACAGCTACAGCTGGTTTAAGACCAATTGTATACACTAAAGAATCTGTTTACAAAGGAGACAAAGTATCTGGTAACAGAATAGAATTATCTTATAATAAAATTTAATATTTATTAACACATACAGAACAGATTCATTGCCTGTTTGCTTATAAAAGATAAAAATTGGAGTAGTGGCCCACCAAAAAGGTGGGCTACTTTTTTGCCTGCGCAAAATAAAGATGTTATATTTAAACCTAATGAATATATTTTACATAGACTCTGATCCAACAATTGCAGCTAAGGAAATGGTTGATGACCATATTCGTAAAATGCAAATTGAATCAGCTCAAATGTTATGTACAACATTTTGGCATTATGGTTTTGAAGCACCATATAAAAAAGCTCATTACAATCATCCATCAACTAAATGGGTTCGTGAATCAATTCATCATTTTAATTGGTTATTGACTCATGGTTTGGTTATTTGTGATGAATTTGCTTTACGTTATGGTAAACAACATGCAACTAAAAATGTATTATTGTGGATTAGAGACAATAAAGATATGTTGTATGGTAAAATACCTACAACACCATTTGTACCTCCACCTCAATGTATGCCTGATCAATATAAGAAAGAAGATACAATAGAAGCCTATAGAAATTTTTATATTCAAGATAAGATTGGAATTAAACAACTAAACTATAATAAATTAAATAACATACCAAAATGGATAAGCGAATCGTCATTGTTGGAGCAGGCGTAGCAGGTATCAACGCAGCAACCAAATTAGTAGACAACGGATACCCAGGAGAACTAATCACTATTATTGATAAAGGAAACGATCCTATTAATCGTTTACCTGAAGAAGTAATGACAGGTATGCTTGGTGCTGGTGGTTGGAGTGATGGTAAATTAACATACCATACAGCAATTGGTGGTCAATTGTCTAAATACTGTGGTGAAGAAAAAGCAATGGAATTGATGAAACAAGTAGTAGATAACTTTACTCGTTTCCATCCTAAACCAGATGAAATATTCATGTCTGATCCACAGGAAGAACCTGAATTTATTAAACCATACTTTGGTTTGAGAATGTTTCCTGTATGGCACATTGGATCTAATTTTCTACATGAAATTGCTAAAACATGGTATCAATATTTGTTAGATAAAGGAGTTAATTTTTGGTGGAATACAGTAGTATCTAATATTGATTTTAATAATAATAATATATTATTTAACCCACTTGGCATATCAGGTCCTACCCTCAGATTAAAATATGATGAATTAATATTTGCAGTAGGTAAATCAGGTATTGATTTTGCTCAAAAATTAGCTGATGAATATACATTACCTAATGAACCTAAATCAGTACAAATTGGTGTTCGTTTTGAAGCACCACAAAAATACTTCCAAAAACTAATTGATGTATCTTATGATTTCAAATTATATCAAAAATTTGATAATGTTAGTTTGCGATCGTTTTGCACTAACAATAATGCAGCTTATGTGGCTGTTGAGGAAACCTATGGCGACATTAGCTACAATGGTCATGCTAAGAAAGGAAAGGAATTTGAAAACCAAATGACTAACTTTGGTATATTGATGGAAATCAAGGGTATTGAAGATCCATTTAAATGGTCAAGAGATGTAGTAGAATTATGTCAAGCTAATAAAACAGGACTATATTACTCACCTAACATGACTCGCAAACCAGGATTAACATCTGAAGGAACAACAGTATCAGCTTGGGAAATATCAGAACATTCATTAGGTAATGTTAGACATGCTATGGGTGGATATTTTGAACATATTGAAAACTTTATTGATGATATGAATAAAATATTCGAGTTTGGTGATGATTGGGGTATGTATATTCCTGAAGTAAAGTATTTAAGTCCTGAACCATTAGTGAATTACCATGACTTATCATTAAAACAATTTCCAAATGTGCATTTTGTAGGAGATGCTTTAAGTGCTCGTGGTATTACAGTTGCTGGTTCACAAGGAATTTATGTAGCTGAATCAATTATTAGAAAAGAAGCACTTATTGAATTAATGAACATGGGTGAATAACCTGGATTAATAACTTATATTTAATTAAATTAAATTATATGGCTAAACAAACAAGCGGAGTTAGAAAAATTAAAACACCTGATGGTACAATTATATACATGCTTGAAGGTAAACTCCATAATTGGGAAGAACCAGCTGTGATACATCCAAATGGTAAAAAAGAATATTGGTTATTTGGATATCAATATAGTAAAGATGAGTTTATGGACCGTAAACGTGACACTAATGGTATTCCACCAGCTAAGGATCCAAAATATGATACACGTCTCTAACAAATAAAAATAATATGAAGATAGGATTATGTGGAACAATGTCAGTTGGTAAAACAACCTTAGTTAAGGATTTAGCTAAACTTGAGATATTTAAAGACTATAAATTAGCAACTGAACGTAGTAAATACTTAAGAGATTTAGGTATTCCATTAAATACAGATTCAACAGTTAATGGTCAGTTTGTATTTTTAGCTGAACGTGCTAGTGAATTATTACATGAAAATGTTTTAACAGATAGAACAATATGGGATGTATGTGCGTTTACAATGCTAGCTAAATCAATCAGTCTAACTGACAAGTCTAGTTTTGTGACAGCAGCAATGACATTAAGAGAACAATATGATGTTGTGTTCTATATTGATCCTATTGGAACTATGATGGAAGATAATGGTGTACGAGAAACAGATCTTGATTACAGATATGACATAAACCAGGAAATATTGCGCTTAATAACGCTTTATCCGCCTAAAAAACTAGTAGTTTTACGTGGTTCTACAGGTAGTCGTATAAATACTATATTAGATAATATATTTTAAAATATTTATTAACACATAACAATTAAACATGGCAGACAATTTTGATCTTAGAAAATTTATTACTGAAGCGAAACTTAAAATTAAAGTTCCTGTAAAGGAAATGGCGCGTATCGCTAAAGAAAAATATAAACTCAATCCAGACTTTCCACAAATTGAAGATAGAATTGCTAATCCTAGCAACTTTAAAACAGATAGAAAACAACAAGTAGTTAATTACTTTGTTAAAAAAGCAAAAGACGAGAGTATTGATCCAATGGAAGTTGAATTGCTAAAAAGTGATATTGAAAAAAATTCAGCTCCTGGTATTAACTGGTCTTTCACTCCTGATATTCGTAATCAACTTTTAAAAGCCACAACTGTTAAACCAGAAAAAGCAGCTGATGAAGAACCAGGTGAAGGTGATATATTTGGTGGCGCTGATGATGCTGAAGATTTGTTTGTAGGTAAAGGTAAACTTAAATCTAAAAAAGCAAAACCAGAAACAGGGGATGAAGAGCCAGGTGAAACAGATATCACTAAAATTAAAGCACCAAAATCAACAGCTGCTGGTTCTAAAGCTGGTGAGTGGTTTGTAGATAACAGTGACTTAATTGATCGTATTATTAAACAATATGCTCAATCAAATATTAAAACAGGACGCGCTGTTAAAGAAGCAGAAGATGGTGGTTTATCAAGTGCTGATTTCAAAGCAGCTCAAGCTAAATCTAAAGAAGCAGCTAAAGCTGGTTTACCTGACTTAGTAAAACGTCTTGTAGACAAAATTGAAGTTTTAAAAGATGAAGATTATAATGCTTATGTTAAAGTATTAAATGATCTTGACAAATATAAATTCGGAGCTACTAATACTAAAGGAGTAATGAAAATGATCCTTAAATCATTAGGCGAAGATAAACTTCCAGCTATTGGATCTAAGAGAAAAGATAGTGAAGAAGATGAATTTAAAAAATTAGGTATTGATGATACAGACATTGAAATTGATGGTGAAGAGGAACTCTAAAACCATCGGAAAGTTATTTATTGTGATAGGTGGGGTTATATTTTTATACTTATTTATCCTATTGGTTACATCAAAGCAAGGTATGCCTGCTGATATTAAGGCTACTATTGACTCATTAACAGCAGTTAATAAGCAATTAATTGAGCATCAACAACAAATTGACAGTACAATTAATGCTTATGAGGCTGAAGTTGATCAAATTGACTTTCAAGTAGATAACATTAAGGAAAAAACAACTATTATTCGTGAGTATTACCATGAAGTAGGTCAACAAGCTGAGCAATATACTCCAACACAGGTAGATTCATTTTTTAAAGCTAGATACGGATACTAATGAAATACATTTTAATTATATTAGCGTTTTTACCTATATTTGGTTACGCTCAACAAGATACTATTAAAATACCATCTCCTGTAGCTAAATTAATTGTTAAAGATTTAGTTAGTGGTGATAGTGCTAAGGCTGAGTTAAAATTATGTAATGAAAATATTACATTATTAGAAAAGAAAGTAACATTAAAAGATAGTATTATATCAGGACATGTTCAAAAAGGTATGTTATATGAAGAACGTATCAAAAATGAACAGTTAAAATTTGATGCTCAACAATTATGGGTTGATCAATTAAGAAAAGATAATAAGAAATTAAAAGCTAAATTAGTTTTCACTAAACTATTAGGAACTGCTGTTATAGGCGGTTTAGGCTATTTATATTTAACTAAATAAGATCCTTGCAATCCCATGCACTGAGGCTTAACCGGTAAGGTTAGGCCTCTTTTATATATTTATATACAAACAGTTGCATGAGCGATCAACAACAGAATATTAAAGATATTATTAAACAGGAATATGTTAAATGTGCTACTGATCCTGTTTATTTTATGAAAAAATATTATTGGATTCAACACCCACAACGTGGTCGTATCCAATTTAATTTATATCCATTTCAGGAAGGTGTATTACATCAGTTTAAAAAGAATCGTTACAGTATAGTTAACAAGTCAAGACAGTTAGGTATCTCTACTCTAGTGTCAGCTTATTCACTTTGGTTAATGTTATTTAACAAAGACAAAAACGTACTTTGTATAGCCACTAAGCAAGAAACTGCTAAAAACATGGTTACCAAAGTAAAATTTGCTTATGATAACCTACCCAGCTGGCTTAAAATAAATGCTTTAGAAAACAATAAACTAAGTTTAAAACTAGCAAATGGATCTCAGATAAAAGCAATTGGTGCTACTGGCGACGCAGGTCGATCTGAAGCAGTATCATTACTGTTACTAGATGAGGCCGCCTTTATTGAAGGTATAGATGAGATATTTGCCTCTGCTCAACAAACTTTGGCCACTGGTGGTCAATGTATAGCTATTTCAACTCCATTTGGTACAGGTAACTGGTTCCATAGAACATTTATTGGTGGTGAAGAAGGAAAAAACGGATTTGTATCTATAAAATTACCTTGGACAGTACACCCAGAACGAACTCAAAAATGGAGAGATGAACAAGATGCTATCTTAGGAATTAGAAACGCCGCTCAAGAATGTGATTGTGACTTTACAACTTCAGGTGATACAGTTGTTGAACCTGATATTTTAAATTTTTATATATCAACATATCAAGTAGATCCTATCTCAAAAGGTGGATTTGATGGTAACTTATGGCGTTGGGAATTTCCAGATTATACAAAACAATATATGGTTGTTGCTGACGTAGCTAGAGGTGATGGTAAAGATTATTCAGCTTGTCATGTTATTGATATAGCTGAAGCTAAACAAGTAGAAGAATATAAAGGACAAATTGGTACTCGTGACTATGGTCATCTATTAGTATCAATAGCTACAGAATGGAACAATGCTTTGTTAGTAATTGAAAATGCTAATATAGGATGGGACACAATTCAAACAGTTATAGATAGAGGATACCAAAACATGTATTACTCATCTAAATCAGACACAGCTAATATTACAATGGATAATTTCTTAAGTCGAAACGACAGTAATTTAATACCTGGTTTTACCAACTCAACAAAAACTAGACCACTTGTAGTAGCTAAATTAGAGGCTTATATGCGTGATAGAGCTTGTGTTATTCAATCACGTCGATTATTAGAAGAATTAAGAACATTTGTTTGGAAGAATGGTAAAGCACAAGCTAATGATGGATATAATGACGACTTGATAATGGCTTTTGGTATTGGTATGTTTTTACGTGATACAGCTTTAAAATTCTCTCAAACAGGTATGGACTTAACTCGCGCTTCACTTGGAGGTATAGGAAAAATTTCATATAATACCGGACCAAGTGGCTTTTATACCCCACATAGTCCGCAACAAAATAATCCTTGGCAAATGGATAATGGTAGAGGACAAATGGAAGATATTAGCTGGTTGGTTTAGATAAATATTTATAACATATACTAAGATATTATGGGATTATTTGATAATTTAAAACGATTATTCTCTTCAGATGTCGTTATTCGTAATGTAGGCGGCGATGAACTAAGAGTAATTGATACAGATCGTATACAGTCATTAGGTACTTTACAAACTAATGCACTTGTAGACCGATTTACCAAAATTTATACAACATCTGGTGCTGGTATTTACAACGTTAACAACGTTTATAACTACCAAACACTAAGAGTTCAACTTTATACTGACTATGAAGCTATGGATACTGACGCTATTGTAGCTTCAGCACTTGATATTATAGCCGATGAGTGTACTTTAAAAAATGAACATGGTGAAATGCTCCATGTTCGCTCTAGTGATGAAAATATTCAAAAGATATTATACAACTTATTCTATGATGTGTTAAATATCGAATTCAACTTATGGAGTTGGGCTCGTAACATGTGTAAGTATGGTGACTTTTATCTTAAATTAGAAATAGCTGAGAAATTTGGTGTATATAATGTTATACCATTCTCCGCTTACTCAATTATCAGAGAGGAAGGTACTAATCCTAAAAATCCTACTTATGTAAGATTTAAATATGATCCTACATCAGTATCTGGTATCACTACTCCTCAAACACAGTACGCTTTAGGTACATCAACATCAGATATTTACTTTGAAAACTATGAAATGGCTCACTTTAGATTAATAAGTGATGTTAACTATTTACCTTATGGTAGAAGTTATTTAGAGCCAGGCCGTAAGATATTCAAACAAATGATATTAATGGAAGATGCGATGTTAATTCATCGTATTGTTCGTGCTCCTGAAAAACGTATTTTCTATATGAATGTAGGTGCTATTCCTCCAAATGAGGTAGAAGCATTTATGCAAAAAACAGTACAAAAACTTAAGAAAGTACCTTTTGTAGATCCAACAACAGGCCAATATAACCTTAAGTACAATATGATGAACATGATGGAAGACTTTTACATTCCTGTAAGAGGTAACGACCAATCAACTCGTATTGATACAGCAAAAGGTTTAGAATATAATGGTATTGAAGACGTAGCTTACTTAAGAGATAAGTTATTCGCTGCTCTTAAGATACCTAAAGCATTTATGGGTTATGAAAAAGACTTAACTGGTAAAGCTACATTAGCCGCTGAAGATATTAGATTTGCTCGTACAGTAGAACGTATTCAAAAGATATTATTATCAGAATTAACTAAGATTGCCTTAGTACACTTATATACTCAAGGATATGATGGTGAAATGTTAACCAACTTTGAGTTAAACTTAACTACACCTTCTATCATTTATGATCAAGAACGTGTTAACTTAATGAAAGAAAAAGTTGAGTTAGCAAGTAACATTATGGAGTCTAATTTATTACCAACTGATTGGATTTATGATAACTTATTCCATTTCAGCCAAGACCAATATGATGAATATCGTGATTTAATTATTGAAGATAAAAAACGTAAGTTTAGATTAGCTCAAATTGAAGGTGAAGGTAATGACCCAGATGAATCAGGCCAGGTATATGGTACACCACACCAATTAGCTGTCGCTTATGGTAAGGGTAGAAAAGATGGAGCTGTGCCAACAGGATATAACGAGAAAAATCCTAATGAACCTGTACACTTAGTTGGCCGTCCTGAGGCTTCAGTATCAAATATTAATCGTCAAGATAATCCATTTGGTAAAGATAGATTAGGTACTAAATCATATAGCACAGCAGGTGTAGACCAAGAAGATACATTAGCAAAAACTCAATGGAAAGGTGGATCACCATTAGCATTAGAAACATATCTTAAAAACAAGAAAATGTTTGATGGATTACCAGTAAATCGCCGTACAACTTTATTTGAAAGTGATTTACTGAATGAAAACAACATCCGCGACGAGATCAAATAATATACATATTTATAATTAGTATCATTATACTAAACTATGCGTATAAAACATAACAAATTTCGCAACACTGGTGTATTATTTGAGCTATTAGTGCGTCAAATAGCATCAGACACATTGGCGAATACTGATTCTAAGGCGGTAAAGATTGTGAAAAAATATTTTCATAGTAATGAAATAGCAAAAGAGCATAAACTCTATCATACTATTTTAACAGCGCCACGCTTAAGTGAAGGTAAAGCTGAAGCATTAGTTAATACTACTGTTGACTTAGCTAAAAAATTAAATAAAGAAACATTACTTAAGGAAAAATACAACTTAATTAAAGAAATTAAGAAGCATTATAATCTTGAAAGTTTCTTTAAAGCTAAAGTTAACAACTATAAAGCTCTAGCTGCTGCTTACACATTATTTGAAGCCGCTATGGATAATAAGTTTGTTGAGCCTAAACAATTAGTGCTTAATAAACTTACTGTAATGGAACATATCACTAAGAAAACCTTAGTTGAAAATAAAGAAAACGAAGTTGAACAAGTATTAGCTAAAGAAGATAAAAATGTACGTTTATTAGCATATAAAATGTTAATTGAGAAGTTCAACACTAAATACTCAACATTAAGTACACGTCAAAAGTTAGTACTTAAAGAATTCATTAACAATATTTCTAATCCTGAACACCTTAAAACATATATCAACGAGAACCTTAATAAGGTTAAAACTGAGTTAACTGATTTAGTTAAACAAGTTAATGACAAAACAACTGAAATTAAGTTAAACGAAGTTATAACGTTGATAAAGCCAATATCTAACAAGTCGTCTGTAAAAGATGAACATTTAGTAGCATTACTTCAATATCAGCAACTAGCTGAGGAAATTAAGAAAGTAAATGGATAAGAAAAAATTAGGAATTAAACTTAAAAAAGAAACATCGGCCACAGGAACCGGTGCTTCTGTAACTCCAGGTGTTGGTATGGGCGTAGCTACAAAATATGCTTTTAAGAAAAAAGTAAAAGAAGATGCCCCACAACTAGCAGCTGGTAAAGTAAAAGATAACTATGCTGTGTCTCATTTTGGTTTTACTAATGCTCCATCTAAACCAAATCGTTCTTCAAAAGCAATTGACTATAAAGAACTATGGGAAGCAGGTGAATATGAGTCTTTAGCAGATATGTTAGCACAATTAGGTGCTGAAGAAGATGCTGTTAAAGTACTTGTAAAAGCAGTTGAAATGGGAGCTTTAAAACCAACTGATGCTATTGAAATTGTTAAAAAAACAGTTAGCTTAAATGAAGGATACGCTCAGTTTAGAAATGAAACTAAAATGCGTTCTAAACCAGATCAGTTCCATCAAGCAGTTAAACAAATAAAAAGAAAAATGAACGAAATCAATCGCATATTTGAATACGTTGATCGTTTAAAAAGTGAATTAAGTGAAGGTGAAGATTTAAAATATAAAAAATATACTGAAAATGCATTCCAACAAATTAAAGAGAGTGCAAAATCATTATTTTTAAAATCTACAAAACTAAAATAAAATGGCAGATAATTTTGACATGAAACAATTCCTAGTTGAAAACAAATTAGGTGCTTATTCTAAATTAAGAGAAAATCCAGAGCAACAATATTATGTTCATGATGAAGAAGGATTAGAAGAACCAATTGGTCCTTTCTCATTAGAACAAGCTAAAGCTGAAGTAATTAAACAAGGTGAAGGCTGGAAATTGATTGATGCTGAAACAGCTAAAGAAATTTGGTCACATTTAGGTGAAGGTGAAGCTGCTTATGAATATGAGAAAGGTAAAGCCGCTGGTGAAAAAGAAGAAAAAGAAAAATTAGCTAAAGAAGATCTAGGACAAGATCGTACTGATGCTGAAGCAGAAAAAATGATGGATTTCTTAGCTGAGAAAAATGTAGAAGAAGTAAGCCAAAATACATTCATGGTTGTTGATAGAATTGAAGAAATTGTTAGTAATTTAGCTCGCAATATCTCAACTAACTCAAATATTCCAACACAAGATAAAATTGGTTTAGTACAAGCTCTTAAAGAATTAAAAGAGTATGTTGAAGATTTAGGTGTTGAACTTGAAATGAATGAAACTAAAAAACCAGTAAAAGAAGGTGAAGATATTTTCGCTGATATTGAAGATGATCTTATGCATGGAACTGATAGTAAGAGAGATCAAATTGAATACTTACAAGAAGTTATTGACTGGTGTCAAAATAAAATAGAGAAAATTAAAGACACTAATATGGATGAAGCTATGGGTGGTAAAAATCCAGAAGGTGATAAATTAGTATTACGCTTTTTAAAAGGTGTAGCTAAAAAATTTGACTACCCTGTAGCACAAGCTGCTATATTTGTTAAAGATACAATTAAAAGTTTAGGATATTAATTATGGCAAAAGCAATAAGAGGCGAAAGCCGCAAAGTTACATTTGGTAAACGTAAAGGCGGTAACGCTAAAAAATCATATAACAAACATAGCCCTCGCCCAAAAGCATATCGTGGTCAGGGCCGTTAATATTTATTAGTATGAAAAAACCAATCAACGAAATAGAAAGACTTAAACTTATCGCTGGTTTAATTAACGAAATTAATTATAATGACTCAGTATACGGCGTTAAAAGAACAACATTAACTGAGGGTAAAAAGAAAAAAGAAGTTAAAGAATTATCTATAGACGTTGCTAACCCATACGAATACCGTATGGGTCTTCAATATGAACTAGAGCAAATGGATGACTATAGTAATGAATCTTTAGAAAAAGCTAAATCAATTGTATTGAAGAACTTAGCTAAAGATGTTAACTTCTATACTACTTTACTTAACCAAGATCAATCACCTTATAAGTTTGAAGCTCCTGAAACAGACAAACCAGGTATGCAAGCTAAAGCTGATGGTTATTTAAAGAAAGAATTAAAGAAAGATGCTAAAGCTAATGTACAAGATACATTAGGTAAAAAAGAAGCAGGTTCTAAAAAACCTAAAGGTGTTAAAGTAATGCCTGATAAAGGTGTAACTGGCTCTGAAAAAACCATTAAAGAGAATCTTATTAATGAGGTAATATTAAAAGTATATCATTATGATCCATCATCAGGTGATTTAGAAGATGTGGATGTTGAATATTTTAGTTCTGAAGAAGAAGCTAAAAAAGCTGCTTTAGCTCATCATTGGCAAGTAGCTTTTGATAATGGAGATACAGATCTTAGTAAAGAAGATTTTATATCTCAAACTAACTTTGATGACTTTGAACCATATAACAACTACGATTATAAAATAGTATCTGATAAAGGTAATATTAAAGAAGGATTAGAAGAAGCTTCAAAAGATCCACATGACAAAGCTAAGGTAATGAAAGTGGATGGTAAATTCGAAGTTTATACAACTCAAGATGGTGAAATAAAAACATTCGATAAAGAAGCTGATGCTAAAGCATTTGCTGATAAATATAACAGTGAGAATGTTAAAGAAGGTTCATTCATGGGTGGTGTTGATTTAGGTGCTTCATTTGATAAAATGAAAGGACAAATGAATGCTGAAGATGAATTTAATTCATTAATGTCTAAGTATGACTGGTATTATGAAATGAGCGATGATCCACGTGCTTATGATCGTGGAACAGCTATGAATAGTAAATTAAAGATGTTAGGTAAGCAAATTGGTGTTGATAAAGCTATTGAATTATTCAACTCTAAAGCTCCATCTGATAGAAAAATAACATCTTCTTTCTTTATGGAAGGTGAAGATAAGCATTCTAAAATTAAAGAAGCATTAAAAGCTGCTTTAAAGAAAGCTTTAAAAGAAGAAGATCCAGCTATGGCTAGAATAGAAAAAGACGAAGAAGCCGCTGAAAAAGCTTTAGCACAAATATTAACAAAGAAAGCAGCTGTATTAGCTAAACCAGGAACCCAAGGATAATGAACAAACAAGTATTAATAGAATATTATTCATTTACACCTTCGCCTCGTGCTTTGCATGAGGCAAAGTTGTCTCCATCTAAAAACTTAATTGTTGAAGGTGTAGTACAACGCGCAGATGCTAAAAACCAAAACGGACGTGTTTATCCTAAAGACACATTGAAACGTGAAGTTGAAAAATATATCCTTGGTCCAATAGCTGAAAACAGAGCATTAGGTGAACTAGACCACCCAGACTCATCAATCATTAACTTAAAGAATGTATGTCATAACATTAAATCTTTATGGTGGGATGGTGATGATTTAATGGGTAAAATTGAAGTATTACCTACACCAAGTGGTAATATATTAAAAGAATTATTTTTAAATAATATAACTGTTGGTATTTCTTCTCGTGGTATGGGTTCAGTAAAACCACTAGGTGAAGGAACAATGGAGGTACAAGATGACTTTGAATTATTATGTTGGGATTTTGTTTCAACACCATCAACTCAAGGCGCATTTATGAGACCAACAGGACTAAGTGAAAGTTATGTACCTGGTACTCGTTCATTTGGTAAGTATACTAAAGTAAATAATCTAATCTCAGAAATTATTTGTAGTCAAACAGGTGTTTGCTGCATTAGATAAGCCCCGCTATAGTCTCAGCATTATAGCTCTGAACCCAGCCCCGTAAGGCTGGGTTTCATTTTTATCGCTTTGAGCACTTTTCACATATTTATGAACATCCCACATATGAGATCTCCAATATCTCATTAATTTAACGTTTTTAATCTTATATTGCTTCCCCTACTAATAAGCAATCAAAAAGGAGAAAATTCAGATGACAAATCAAGAATTATTCAGTCAAGCAATTGCTGATGCTAAAGCTGTTCGCGACGCTGCGGTAGCAAATGCTAAAGCCGCTCTTGAAGAAACATTTACTCCAAAAATCATGTCTATGCTTTCAGCTAAATTAAATGAGTTGGAAGAAGAAGGATTAGAAGAGAAAATGGAAAAAGAAGAAGAAGGCTACAAAAAAGAAGAAGGCCATGAAGCCGAAATTGGTTATGGAGCTGCTTCACAAAAACCTCAAATTGAAGGTGAAATGGAAGAAGCTGACAACATGGAAGAAGCTGATCTAGAAGAAATCTTAGCCCAACTTGAAGCTGAAGAAAAAGGCAAGAAAGAAGAAGGCAAAGAAGAAATGGAAGAGGCTAAAAAAGACATGGAAGAAGGTAAAAAAGAAGTTGAAGAAGCTAAGAAAAAAGACAACGACAAAAAAGAAAAAGTTGAAGAGTCTTTAGAAGAAGCTGAAGGTGACGACGAAGTTACTGAACTCACTGTCGATGAGCTTAAAGACATTATCCGTGACGTATTAAAAGACGTAATGGGTGGTGGAGAAGAAGCTGGTGAAGAAGAACTTGAAATGGATGATGAAGCTGGTGAAGAAGAGGAAACTGAAGATGAAGAATCTATCAGCCTCGATGAATTATTAGCTGAATTAGACAAAGAAGAAGGTAAGAAAGTTGAAGAGAAAAAAGAAGTTGAGGAAAAGAAAGAAAAAGTTGAAGAAGCCACAGAAGTAGAAGAAGGCATCTCTGATGTTAAAAATTTCTTCTTAAAAGTAGCTGATGACATTAAAAAAGGACTTGGTTTAGCATGTGTTCAAGAATACAATGCTGCTATCAAAGCTGGTAAATCAGACAAAGAAGCAAGAATCATATATGACACTTGCTTATCTGGTGAAAAAGGCGGATTCCAAGGTCCATCTGTTACTAAAGCTACATCTGGTATTGCTGAAAAGAAAGATGAAATGGAAGAAGCTAAGAAAGACTTAGAAGAAGCTATTTCTACTATCAAGACTTTGCAAACTGAACTTAACGAAGTTAATCTCTTAAATGCGAAACTTCTTTATACAAATAAGATCTTCAAAGCTAAGTCTTTAAATGAAGCTCAAAAAGTTAAGGTATTAAAAGCTTTTGATAAAGCTACAAATGTAAGCGAAGTTAAAACTGTTTACAACACTTTATCTGAGTCTTTTGAAACTAAAACTAAAACTACAATTAAAGAATCAGTTGGATTTGCTTCTAAAGCAGTAGGTGTTGCCCCTGCCCAACCGATTGTAGAAGGTGATGCTGCTATTCGCCGTATGCAACAATTAGCGGGAATCGTAAAATAAACAATTTAAAAAACAAAAATTCATTCAAAATGAGTCAAATTCAATCTTTAATCGAATCTGCTAACCCATGGCAGTCACAGCAAGGCGAGGCTTCTCGTTTAGCTAACAAGTGGGAAAAATCAGGTTTGTTAGAAGGTCTTACTGACTACAACAAATCTAATATGGCTGTAATGCTTGAGAACCAAGCTAAGCAATTAGTTGTTGAACAGTCAAACACTGGAACTGGTGGTACTTTTACTCCAGGAACTGGTGAGCAGTGGGCTGGCGTAGCTTTACCACTCGTTCGTAAGGTATTCGGACAAATCGCTTCTAAAGAATTCGTTTCTGTACAACCAATGAGCTTACCAGCTGGTTTAGTGTTCTTCTTAGATTTCCAATACGGAACTAATAAAGATCCATTCACTTCTGGTAATTCACTTTATGGTACAGCTTACACTCAAGGTGATTCTGGCTTTGGTAACTTAGCTCAGGGTGGTCTTTATGGTGCTGGCCGTTGGGGTTATTCAGTTAACCAATTCTCATCTTCATTAACTGGTGCTACATCTGCAGCTGCTGCTACATTTGATGCTATCAACTGGGATTCTGATTATTCTCAGTCTATTGTTAATAGCAAGATCATTCAAATTGCTTTCACAACTGGTTCAGCTGGTTTCCCAACTAACTTTGATGTGAATGGTGTTCGTGATCTTTATTTGATCGATGGTACTCCTGCTTCTCCAGGAACTGTTATCACTTCAGCTACATTATTACCTCAGTTTACTACAATTGCTGGTGGTACAGTTAAGTTATTCGTAACTGCTTCTGGTGTTGCTGCTGTTAACGCTATCACAGGTGGTATGACTTTATTCTTCAACAAGAAGACTGCTGATAACGCTCGTGGTGATTTTGAAAATGCTGCTGGTGCTGGTTATCCAAACGCAGAAAGCAATACAGAAATCGTAATCCCAGAGATCAATGTACAATTACGTTCTGAGACTATTGCTGCTAAAACTCGTAAGTTAAAAGCACAATGGACTCCAGAATTCGCTCAAGACTTAAACGCTTACCAAAACTTGGATGCTGAAGCTGAATTAACTTCTATGTTATCAGAGTACATCTCTTTAGAGATCGACTTAGAAATCATGGATATGTTAATCCAGAACGCTCCAATCGTTGAACAATGGTCAGCTAAAGTGGGCGGTACTGTAACTGCAGGTTCATCTAACATTGCTTACAACACATCAGGTGTTTATTACACTCAGATGACTTGGTTCCAAACTTTAGGTATCAAATTACAAAAAGTTTCTAACCAAATTCACCAACGTACTTTACGTGGTGGTGCTAATTTCATGGTAGTTTCTCCAACTGTAGCTACTATCCTTGAGTCAATTCCAGGATTTGCAGCTGATACAGACGGTGCAGCTGACAACATGAAGTATGCATTCGGCGTACAGAAAATTGGTCAATTAAACAGCCGTTACAAAGTTTACAAGAATCCTTACATGATCGAGAATACTATCTTAATGGGATTCCGTGGTAACCAATTCTTAGAGACTGGTGCTGTTTATGCTCCATACATTCCGTTAATCATGACTCCATTAGTGTACGATCCAAATACCTTCACTCCAAGAAAAGGTATCATGACTCGTTACGCGAAGAAAATGGTACGTCCTGAATTCTACGGTAAGGTATTTATTGCTGACTTACAAGTTATCTAATAAATAACCCTTAGAGTTAAAGAAAGACCCGAGCGCAAGCTCGGGTTTTTTCTTTCATATTTATAGCAAATAATGTTATATGCGTGAACCAAATCGTGAGAGGAAGAATGACATTAAATCTATTAATGCGTTACAGTTAAATGAAGAACAAAAAGAAGCAAAACGATTAATAGTAGAAAATCAAGTAGTAATTATAACAGGTAGAGCGGGATCAGGTAAATCATTAGTATGTGCTCAAGCCGCCTTAGATTTTCTTAAGAAAAAACAAATTAGTTGTATTTACAACACACGAGCAGCTATTGAAGTAGGTAAATCATTAGGATTTCTACCAGGTGATATTAATGGTAAGTTTGATCCATACATGGAAGCATTAGTTGAAAATCTAGTTAAATGTTGTTCAAATAAAAATGAAGTACCTGAATTAATTGAGGAAGGTAAAGTTAAAGCTATGCCTGTACAATTTATTAGAGGTAAAACTATAGACGACATACTAATTGTAGAAGAGGCTCAAAACCTAACTAAAGGCGAAATGTTAGCTATATTAACTCGTTTAGGTAAAACAGGTAAAATAGTGATTAACGGCGATAATGAGCAAACTGATATCAAAACACCTACTGGTGAAATAAACGGGTTATCTTACGCTATTGAATTATCTAAAAAGATTGAAGAAATTAAGTGGATTAAACTAAAAGAAAACCACAGATCTGATTTAGTAGGTAAAATACTTGAATACGAATACGGGAAATAATAATATTTATATTAGAATAATACTAATATAAATGGCGCAAAACCTTACACAATTATACGGAGCTGGTAACATATCAACTGGATTTGGTTCTTTAACTACAGTTAAAGGCAATACCCCGTTTGGATATTTTGACAATGATACAGAGTTTGTTAGAGATGCTAAAAACTGTACTGTATTTGTAGCCCAACGTTTAGGAATTACATCTGGTATTGGTGCTGGTTTATTTTTAAATTTAAGTGATATTGGTGTTTATGCCGCATTTGAAGAAGCAGTATTAACATATGGTAACATGGTTTACCAATATAAAATCAGAGACAACTATATTAACTTAGAAGGTTCTGAAACAGATGTATTTAACCAATCTAGTACAACTTTAATTAATAGTGTTTCTAACAGAACACCTATATTCTGGTCTCCAGCTCGTACTGCTAAATGGGATGAAATTGGAAATGATACTTTCTATTCTCAATCTATTGTAGATAGTGAGGTATTTGTAATGTCAGCTTCATTAAGTGACTTTGTTGCTCCAAATTTAGATTTTTTAAATAACTTTACTTTAGCAGGTGATGCTTTTTATAATGGTAGTAGTAATGTCAATTTATCAAGAGTTGTATTAAATCAATTTAATAAAGTAGCTGGCCCAACTTCTGGATCAAACAATATTATAACTAATGGTAGTGACTTTATTTATTTCTTTACTGTTGATCCAGGTGTGAGTGGAGGATATCCATCTCGTTTTAATAACTATTCTACAAATGGTATTCCAACAGTTTATTATCAAGCTCGTTTACAAAACGAATTGAATAATAAAGTATTAAATAATAACTTAGCAGCTCAAATTAGAATAGCTGACACTTATGGAGGTGAAGCTAGTGTAGGTGGTACAGTATTAGAATATACTGGATCACTTACTTTAATTCCTAACCAACAAAATTATGACTTAAATGCTTGGGCCGCTGATTCTGCCTCATTACAAGATGGAGATTCAATAGAAGTAAGACAAATATTTTATCAAGAACCTCCAGCAATTGTAAGATACTTTGATCCATATGCTGGTACAGGTACTGGTGTTCAAGGATTACTTGAAACATTTGGATTTGGTTCTTACTCACCTGGTATTAACTTTATGTTAATGCCTGTATATTGGGACATTCAAAAGATTCAAGCAATTGAATTTAACGACCAAGTAAGAAAATCAGCTTTTAGCTTTGATTTAGTTGATAATCAACTTAGATTATTTCCTGTACCTGGTGACATATATATAGGGCATAAATTATGGTTTAGATATGTTAAGAAAATGGATAAAAACAAACCTACAGTTAGTACTGTGAGGAATGTTGTATCTGATGTAATGAGAGTTCCTTATCGTAATCCAATTTACTCTAATATTAACCATGTAGGTAGAATGTGGGTTTATAGATATACTTTAGCTATCTGTAAAGAAATAGAAGGACAAGTTAAAACAGCCTTAGATACAGGACAAATTCCAGGTATGTTTAAAGGTACTGAATTATTAACTGATGCTAGACAAGAAAAACAAGACTTAATGACTGAATTAAAAGAGATGCTTAATGAAGTTTCTCGTAGAGCTCAATTAGAGCGTAAACAACAAGAGGCTGACTTTACTCGTCAATCAATGAATCAAGTACCATTATTAATTTACGCTTTATAATATTATGTTTTCAAATACTTATCCAAGAAGATTTTTCATGCCTGATGATCCAAATGATGGAAATGGACCTATAAACCAAGCTACACCAACACCTACCCCAACACCAGGACCAACATCCACTCCAACTCCAACTCCTACAGCAACACCAACTGGGGCTCCTACTTTTACACCAACCCCAACTCCATTACCAACATCTACACCTACACCAACTGAAACTCCTATACCTACAGATACACCAACTCCAACACCAACTCCAACACCAACACCACAATGTATTGACTTTGCTAGTCCACAACTAGTACAAGCATCACTTGTATCATTTTTAACTGATAGAGTACTTTACTATAAGTTAAATTTAGAGCAAACTCAAAAGAATATATATGGTGAATCATTAGAAAAATGGTATTATGAGGCTATAGAAACAAAAGGAGCTGTAACAAGAGATCCTGAAACTATAGATAATGAAATGTTTGGACCTGATATAATGCAGCATATCACTATTCAGTTACCTGAGGCTGTATTAAATCCAAATAATCCATTTAATATAATAGTTCCTATAAACATAATACCAGAAATAGGAGATATAATTTTTGATATTGGTAGAGAAAGATATTATGAAATACATAACATAGTAATAGACTATTATCCTATAGTTTCAAATATTGGTGTTACAAGTCTAAGTTGCCCTCCAGTTAAAATACTGAAGTATGATTTAGATTGTTATATGACAAGAGTAAGTAGACTTAATTTATTACCTTATAAATTATTATAATGCCTAAAACTAGAAAACCAAGACCAAAAAATCTTCGTGAGATATATGATGAAGCATTAGGCACTAATGCTCAAGATCCTAATTTAGGATTAAGAGCATCAGATAACTTTGTCAATAGAGGAAACGAAGTATCTACAAAAGGTGATAGAACAAAAGATATATCCATTAGTATAATGGATATTGATACTTCTATTATTAAATATATTGAACAAAAAGTTAAACCATCTATAATGCAAGATGGTAATCGACTTCAAGTACCTGTAATGTATGGTTTCCCAGAGCGTTGGGCAACAATTCAAGAAAAAGGATTTTTAAGAGAATACTCAGGAAGATTTGTAGCACCTGTTATTGTATTGAAACGTGATAGTTTAGAGGCAAATAGAACTTTAGGAACTAAAATTGATGCTAACCGACCACAAAATATATATGCATTTGAAGTACCATATACAAAGAAAAATCAATACGATAATTTTGCAGCTCTCTCAAATAGAATCCCTGTTAAGGAATATAGGATGGTTGTAATGCCTGAATATGTTACTTTAAAGTATAGTGCTGTTGTGTTTACAAATCATTTAGAACAAAATAATAAAATTATAGAGGCATTACAATATGCCGCTAACACATATTGGGGTGAAGAAGGTAGATTTCAATTTAGAGCTAATATTGGTTCTTTTACTACATCAACAGAATATAGTGTAGGACAAGATAGAACAACAAGAACTAACTTTGATATCACTTTAAATGGATACATCATTCCAGACACAGTAAATAGAGATATTTCTTATCCTAAAAAATATTTATCAAAAGCACAATTAGTATTTAATTTAGAAACTGATGATGTAGATATATTCACTATTGGAACTACACCATCAAATACTGTTAAAAAACAAGCTGTTAACTTCCCAACACCAGCTCAAAATATTGAGATTGTAGATGCTTCAAATGCTGTTGTAGCTTATTTAGCAGGTATTGTGACTAAAACTGGAGGTGACTTACAAATTATGAGTTACAACACTTTACGTGTATTAAATAGTACCATAACACCAGCACCACCTCCATTACCTCCTACTGATAAAACTGCTTTTGAGGTGGTAATCAACGCAACTTATATACCTAACAACCTTATTGTATCTGTAACACAAAATGGAGCTAATGTTGATATAGTTATTGACACAGTAGGATTAGGGTACAATTTAACAACAACAAATGGAGTTTCAGTAGTTGGTAAATTCTCGTAAAAAACATGGCAAATTTAATACAAGGATATCAGTTAGACATACCATTTTACCTGAGCGGAAGTTCAGGTACATTTTTATTTAGTGGGAGTTATGTTGAAATTAATTCTATAACTTCTAGTACTGATTTCTTTATTATTAAAGATAATGGACAACAAGTATTTAAAGTTAACAAACAGGGTGTTGTTGAATTTAAAGAGATTTTAAACACACCAACAGTTGTAACTGGAGGTTTATTTTATAGTGCCTCAGATGAATGGTTTTTATATCATAGACAATAATTAATAATGGGTACTTTTTTAAAAATAGCGCCCCAATACAGTAATGTTACCTTTAACTCTGTAGAAGCAAGTACAATTATCTCTGCTACTTCAGCTTCATTTTCTTCAGCATCAGGTTACTTTACAGGTACATTTAGTGGATCATTTATTGGTTTACCTACTAGTAGTAATTTAACACCATTTAGTGTCACCGCCTCTAAAGGTTATTTAACATATACTAATACATCAACTTTAACAATAGTTAACACTGGGTCTACAGACAATATATTATCTATACAAAACTCAACAGGAAGTGCGTTTACTATTAATAATCAAGGAGTAGCTATTATGAAAGTATGTACAGGCTCAGCACCTACTCCAGTATTAGGTGGTATTTACTTTGATTCTTACGATATGTATATTGGAATAGAGGACATAGCTCCTTAAAATTAAAATATAAAACGCCATGGCAGGTTGGAAAAAAATAATAGTATCAGGTAGTAACGCGATACTTAATCAATTAAATGTTGGAACTAATCAACAAATTAGTACCTCTCCATCAACTACATTTTTAAGTGGTTCATTTAGTGGATCATTTAGTGGTGTTTTTAGTGGTTCTACCAACTTACCTGACTTAACTCAAGGTACTGGCATTGTGCCATTTATATATGATGGTAATACTACAGCTACAGTAGCTGTTAGTGGTGCCTCTAGTTTAAATACTAATGCTATTACAAAGTGGACTGGTGATGCATTTGCTAATTCAAGTTTAACAGATAATGGTACTGTAATATCTGGTTCTACTTCAATTGTATTAACCGGCGCTAATTCAAGTTTAACTGGTTCATTTAGTGGATCATTCAAAGGTGATGGTTCAGGATTAACTGGCTTAGCAACAACTTTAACTATAACTGGTTCAAACGGTTCAAGCGGCTCAGTTAGCTTAGTAACTCAAGGTTTAACAATTACAGGTACAGCTAATGAAATTGAAACTTCAGTTTCTAACCAAACTGTAACTATTGGATTACCTAATGATATTATTGTTTCAAATGATTTAACTGTATTAGGTGACTTAACAGTTGCTGGTACAGCTAGTTTTAATAACCAAACATCACTTTTAATAGCTGATAGATTTGCTTTATTAGCTTCTGGTTCTAACACATTAACAGATGGTGGTTTAATTATAAGTTCAGGTCCAGGATTATCAGGTTCAGCTTGGTATTTAGAATCAACTTCAACTGGTGATTACGGAAGATGGGCTGTAGCTCCAAATGTTAATGCTGGTGAATCATCAGTAACAGCTGATGAATATGCTGTAACAGCTAAATTATCAGCTACTTCAGCTCCATCAGATGGTACACCTCCAACATGGGGTGGATCAACAAATGGTAAAGGTAATATCTGGATTAAAGAAGATACAGGTGATATTTATATATGGGCTTAATAAATAAAATTACAAATACAGTTATGGGATTTAAGTTTAATAAGGTTTCAATTAAAGGTGAAACAGATAATAAAGAAAATATAGCAGAAGAGACAATTAAGTCTCAACCTGAAGTGGTTCAACAAGCATTGTTTGAACCACCATCTGTTCATTTAACTAAAGCTGAAGTTGAGACATTACTAATCATGGTTCGCCAAGCTTCATTTAAAGGTGAACATGTACAATTAGTATATGATCTTGTTTCAAAACTTCAAAAATACTATACTCAGTTACCTTAATTTTTTCATATTTATTACAAATATACTGTTGGCCGAAAGGAAGTAGGCATATACACGGCATAAGTGTATGTATCTAACCACAGTTAAAATTTGTAATATACTATGCCAAATTGGAAAAAAGTCATTGTTAGTGGCTCAAATGCTACTTTAAACTCTGTAAATGTTACAACAAATGTTGTAGCTCAATCATTCACAGGCTCCTTACAAGGTACATCAAGTTGGGCTGTAAATGCTTTAACAGCATCTTATGCTGACAACTTCACAGTAGCAGGTACTTTAACAGCCCAAACAATTGTTGTCCAAACAATAACTTCCAGTACAGACTATGTTACTGGTTCAACCATATTTGGCTCTCAATTATCTAATACCCATCAGTTTACAGGTAGTGTATCAATTACAGGTTCATTAACTGTTAATGGAGTAAGTAACTTAACAGCATCAAATGCTATAACAGCATCTTATGCTATAAATGCTTTAACAGCATCATACGCTTTAACTGCTTCATTTTCTCAAAATGCTCAAACAGCATCTAATATTCAAGGTGGTGCTACTAACTATATACCTGTATTTAAAACACCTACCTCATTATCTAGTAGTGTAGTATATCAATCAGGATCTCACATTGGTATTAACATAACTAACTTTACAAGTGGTGACCCTGAAGCATTATATGTTTTCCAAACACATCCTACATCATTCAATGTTATAACAGGTAAAGGTAACTCAAATAACTACTTACAACTTAACATACAAAATACTAACACTGGTACCACTGCTTCTTCAGATATTGTAGCTACAGCAGACAACGGTACTGAAACTAGTAATTATATTGATATGGGTATCAATGGATCTAATTTCTCAGGTCCAATTGGTGATCCAAATGATGCTTATTTATATTCTGCAGGTAATCACTTACATATTGGTAATATAACACCTGGCCAACCATTACAATTCTTTGTTGGAGGTGATGATACCAATTTAAATAGAAAATTACAATTAAACGATAATAACCAGCATAACATGACTGGTTCGTTAAATGTAAGTGGAAGCATTACAGCGTTTAGTTTTACAGGTTCACTACAAGGTACATCTAGTTGGGCTGAAAATGCTATAACAGCCTCTCACGCTGTAAATGCTTTAAGTGCCTCATATGCTTTAAACGCTACAAATGCTATAAGTGCATCATATGCTATAAGCGCCTCTCATGCTAACAACGCTACTAGTGCATCATATGCCTTAAATGCTACAAATGCCTCTACAGCATCATATGTTTTAAACGCAGTATCAGCATCATTTGCTACTACAGCTATAACTGCGTCATATGCTGATAATTTCACAGTAGCAGGTACATTAACTGCTCAAACTATTGTAGTTCAAACAATAACTTCATCTACTGATTATGTTACTGGTTCAACTATATTTGGTTCTTTACTCTCTAATACTCATCAGTTTACAGGATCTGTAAGTATAACAGGTTCATTATCTGTAAATGGTTCAAATGTAATTCTTACTAACCAGACATCTTCAATGACTGTGTTAAGTAGTAGTTATGCTATTTCAGCATCATATGCTATAAATGCTGATTTCTTAGATGGACAAAATGGTTCAGCATTTGCAACTACTGGTTCAAATATCTTTATTGGTAATCAAACAGTAACTGGTAGTTTATTTACTAATGGATCAAATACATTAGTTGGTTCTACTACATTAACTGGTAGTTTAAATATAACTGGATCTACTACTCAAACAGGTAATAATACTTTAATTGGTAATACAACATTATCAGGTAGTATTATAATATCAGGATCTACTGGACCTGGTGCTGCAACAGCATCAGTACAAATATATGGTGATATTAGACAAACAGGTTATCATAGATTTGATCCTGTAACTACAAATATAGATACTTCAATAACTGCATCTTATATTTTTGTAAGTGGATCTACAAACGACTTATATTTTTCTCAAAATAGTGCTGGGTATAGTAACGTAACTCGTTTACGTTGGTTAGAAGGTAACTTATATACTGGTTTATTAAATGGAGGTTTAATTACAGCTGCTACAGGATCTACTGTTTATCAAGTAAGTAGTGGTAGTGGTATTATTGTAAACTTAAATGCATCATTAAATGATAATCCGTACCCAACTATTCAGTATCTTAACTGGGGTAATTTATCAGCTAGTATTGCTCCTTTAACAGCATCATATCAACAAGCTTTCGTTTCTATTGATTCAAGTGGTAATATTTACCAACAAGGAACACCTTATGCCGCAGGACAATTTGACACAGAAATTAACATAGGTGTTGTATTATTTCAAAACGGATCTACAATTAACGGTGTTAAAACACAGCCTACTGTAGCATACGGTTTTGAACAACAACAAAATATATTTAATAGAGCATTTGGACCTTTAAAATTATCAGGATATACTTTAGCACCAAGTGGCTCTTCAACAGGTAGTTTAATAGTAGCAAGCGGTACAGCTTACTCACCTGGTTCTAACTATCCTATAGATCCAAATAATCCATCCTACACTACTGATAGTGGAACTAATGTATCTAAAATCTTTAGATATAGACAATCAGGTTCTACTTGGGTATATGATACAAATGCCGGTTTAGGATATGGTGCAATAGACCCAACACAATACTCAGATAATGGTGTACTAACAGCAGTACCAGGAACGGGTATTAATAGAGAATTTTCTATTCAAAGAGTATTTTATTTCCCTAACTCAGTTGCAAAAGCTATAGTCGTTTATTATGGTAATGCTACATATGCAAGTCTAGTAGATGCAACATCAAATATTGCTTTTGAATCGTTTGTTGAAGCACCAAATACAGCAGCAAACGCAATCTATTTAGGAGCAATTATTGTAAGAAATGACGCTAATTTTACAGTTACTGACTCATATGCTATTCAGGCAGGAGGTCTATTTAGATCAGTAGGAGGATCAGGAGGTGGAGGATCAACAATAACTCAAACTCTATCCAGTTTATCTGATGTACTAATCTCAGGACCTACAAATGGTCAAGCATTAGTTTATGATACAACTGCTGCTAAATGGAGAAACTTATCATCTATTAGTGCTTCTATTTCAGGAAACGCTGCTACAGCAACAACAGCATCTTATGCTTTTACTGCCTCATTTGCTCAAAATGCTCAAACAGCATCATATGCTTTAACTGCTACAAGCGCCTCATATGCTTTAAATGCTCTAAGTGCTTCATATGCTTTAAATGCTACAACCGCCTCTCACGCTGTAAATACATTAAGTGCATCATATGCCTTAACTGCTACAACATCATCCCACGCTATAAGTGCTTTAAGCGCATCATATGCCTTAACTGCTACAAGTGCATCATATGCAGCTACCGCCTCATCAGCAGATAACTTTACCGTTAGAGGTACTTTAACTGCTCAAACAATTGTAGTCCAAACTATTACATCATCTACTGACTTTGTAACTGGCTCTACACGCTTTGGAAGCTTATTATCAAACACTCACCAATTCACTGGTAGTGTTAGTATAACTGGAAGTTTAACTGCTATAGGAAATACTAATATTACTGGTTCTTTAGGAGTAACTTCAACTGTATCAGCTTCACTTATATATCAGTCTCCAAACACAGGTAATGCTTTTACATCATTAGCAAGCAGTGGAAATACTGCTTTAGTTACTATTTCTAGTACAGGAGCTACCATCAACATGGGTAGAGTAGGAGCAATAGGTTTACTTGCTAACTCTACTGATGGTGGTATTATAATGAATGATGGAGCATATCTTGGAGTATCATCAGGCACACTTAGAATTGGTAGTAACCTTGCTGCTAATAATGTTGTCATAGGTAATTTTGCTGGTTCAACAGCAACAATAAATGGTAATACTACTATAAGTGGTTCACTAACAGTATTCACAGGTAGCGCAGTTGAATTCCAAGTCACAAATACTGGTGTTAAAATAGGTAATATAATTACCGATGTTCATACAGTAACAGGTTCATTAAATATCAGTGGAAGCGTAACCGCAACTAACTTTACAGGCAGTTTGTTTGGTACTGCAAGTTGGGCTAATAATGCTACTACAGCATCATACGTTTTAAATGCTGTAAGTGCATCGTTTGCATCTACTGCCTCAACAGCGAATAATGGGTTTACTATTGGTATCACACAAACATACACCAATACAGTAGCATCATCAGTAGTAGGTTCAAATAATGTATTTACTCAAACAACAGGTTCTTACACATCCGCTTTCTACAAATACACTGTGTCAAATGGTGCTAATGCTAGATCAGGTGAAGTAATAGCTGTATGGAATGGATCTTCAGCTCAATATACTGATTATTCAACATTAGATATTGGATCAACATCAGGTGTTACACCATCAGTTTCTGTGGTTGGCTCAGATATTTTATTTAACATTACTACAGGTACATCAGGATGGAGATTAAAATCAACAGTAACTTATTTATAAAAATATTAAATTATGTTTGAAGTACAAATGCAATTTATCCCAGGAAATGATATGATTTGGGTTGCTAGATTAAATCCAGATGATCCTATCTATCAATATGATAATGAAGCTGAAACACAAGCTAAAGCTGATGAATTACAAGCTAATGATCCAACAGGTAGAAAATATAGAGTAGTAAAAATATAATTATTTATGGGATTAAATTATGGACCAGTGTATACAAGTGTTTCCCAAATTAAGGGACCATCTGGATGGTACAATGTCCGAATAAATGGAGTTGTGGTTATTGTTTATGTAAATCAAACTTATAGTGGAGGCGGATGGGTGATGGTATTAGCAAATAGTGCTAGTACTGGAGGAATGAATAATTTAACATACACTAACGCAGTGTCAGGAGTTAATTATAGATTAAGTGGAACAACAGTGACACCTGAGAGTCGTATAAATACTTCTTTAGCTAGCACTAATTGCTGGATTGGAGTAAGCTATTGGTTTGCTTTAGCAGGTAGATTAACATCAAATACTGTGACAGTATCTCAATTTGTATCTACTGTCAATGGTGATAGTATAGGTGGATCTAATACAAAACGATATAGATGGAGTTTTAATAGTTTTAACGCTACATATGGAATGGGAGGTGTAACAGCTATAAGTGATGAAACTGGAACTGGATCTCCTGGTTTTTATAGTTATCATGCCGCTAATGGATTTTCATTAACAACTTATGATAATGATCAAGACGTTTATGGAGCTAACTGTTCTAATTTATATAATAATAATCCTTTCTGGTATGGTGCTTGTTGGTCAGGAAACTATTTTGCAGGTGGAGGTTATGCTGATGCCCCTTATTGGGATGGTTCAGGAGGAGATTATCATAACTACGGAGCAGTATATATAAAATAAAAATATGGGAAATTTATCATTACCACCAATGAAATTAATAATGTCTTTAAACCAAGATAATACTTGGAATAAGATTGTAACTTATATATCTGATGGAAGTGTTGTGTCTGAAGAATTAAATTTATTTTTATCACCAGATGATATGAATAAAGAATATTTTGATACTTGGGAAACTCAAATGAAGTCTCTCCCTCTTTATAATATTGTTGAAGTAGAAAGATTTATATAATATGCCAATAGCATCAGGACCAAATATAACAACAGACGGATTAATACTAGTATGGGATGCAGCTGACAAAAACTCATACCCGGGATCAGGTACTACTATATACGATGTAAGTGGAAATGGATACCATGGAACTTTATATAATGGAGTAGGATATAGTACAGCAAATGGAGGTGTGTTAGTATTTGATGGTTCAAATGATTATGTGTTTGGTGGTCCTAATATGTCTTCAACTAATTACACTGTTATAGGAGCTGCTAAATACGTCTCTATAAGTGGTAGAGTAATAGCAGGAGCAAATAACTGGTTATTAGGACACTGGGCCGGTTACACAAACGATCATTACGCTGAAGGATGGGTTTATTATAATCCTTCTATTTCAAATACAGCATGGGCAATATATACTGCTACAGGAAATATAGGTGCAGATAGCTATGGGTTTTATATGAACAATGTTTTATTAGCTCAAAATAATGGAGGTTCACAAGGACCTAATGGAATATCACTTGGTGCTGGAGGAGCTGGTGGATATGAATTTAGTAATGCACAAGTTAGTTTTATATATGTTTACAACCGTGTATTAACAACAGAAGAAATAACTCAAGTATATAATACACATAAAACACGTTACAATTTATAGTAATATGGCAGTAGGAACAGGATATAGCAAAATAATAACAGATGGGTTAGTATATGCCCATGATGTATCTGATGTTTTAAACTCATACATAGGAGAACCTACTACAAATCTTATACCAGATGCCCCTAACAATGGTCAATTTACATTATCTAATAGTTGGGCTACTTATAACACAAACCAATATTGTGGAAATAATGGATGTGGAACATATTGGGCTATACCTGCTATTGCTAGTGTGTCAAACAATATTGTTACAACAGTAAGTGCTCACCAAATTAGAACATATGATGTTATTCAACCAAACGCTACAGGTGGTGGTGTAAATGCAGGCCAAAACTATTTTGCAAAGAAAATATCTGACACACAATTTTCTCTTCATGAATATAATGGATCACAAGATGGATCTCAAGGATATATAAATTCAGCTACATTGTTGCCTAAAGTATGGGACAGCATAGGATATGATCAAAGAGTATCAGTTAATGCTTCCAGTTTCCCTACAGGATGGTGGGGTTATCCTCACTTACCAAATTCAGGTTTGGTTAAAGAAGTAGTATCAGGAGGTGGAAGAAGACCAGGAACAAACTGTATGAGATTTAATGTATGGAGAGGAGATGGAGTAGCAGATGGTATGGCTTATGGAGTTTATACCCCAGTAACAGCCGGAGATATTATTACTGTTTCCTTCTACGCAAGAGCTGCTACGCCAACGGCTGTTGGTAAAGGAGGATATTATTCAACATATTTTGGAGGATATGGATCTGGTGGCGGATCATGGGTTACTGGAGCTTATGGAGAATGGGTAAGAAATGTATTTACTTGGACAGCATCAGTGACATTTAGTTTTTATTCATATTTCTTCCCAGATGGATCTGGAGATCGATACTCTATGGATATAGCAGATTTACAAGTTGAAGTAAATAAAGGACATGCTACTCCATTTACAACAGGAACTAGATCTAATACACAAGCATTATTAGACATATCAAGTAAAAATAATACTTTAACTTTAAATAATTTGTCTTATGATAGTAATGCTCAATTCTTTTTTGATGGAACTGATGATGATATAAGAACATTAGTGAGCAATTCAAAAACTAATGTAACTATGGAAGGAATAGTATATGTTAATTTAGGTACAATAGGAACTTTTTTAAGTAATGGAGATGATCCTGGAGGATATTGTATAGGAATAGGACAATATTTTGGTAGTACTGATAATCAAATAGTAGCATTATTTGGTTATGTCAGATGGATTTTAACAGGAGTTTATTACCAATATACAGGTTATCATCATATAGTGATGACTCTAGATAGTACTTCAACTCCTTCAATATACATTAATGGAAATCTTATAGGAACATACCCTGGTTCAGCACCTAATAATATATCAGCAGGTACAGGTTTTTGTTTAGGTTCACAATGGGGTATTAGATATGCTAATACAAGAATACCTGTGGCAAAATTTTATGATAGTGCTCTAACAGCAGCAGAAATACGTGACAACTACTCTCACTACAAAACTCGCTTTAATCTACCATAATATTTATTTACATGACAGATAATTTATACCCAGATCGCCGTTGGTTAGTAATACCAACAACAATTACAAATTCAATTGATTTTAATCAAGTTGAAGAATCATCTATTGACACACTACGTTTGTCTATAGATAAATCAGAGACATTTGTGAAATATCCTGTCACTGTAGTTACAGCATCTTACACACAATCTTATTGGAATCCTGAAACAATGGAATCAGGAAGCTACATAGTAGAAGCAGGAACATATGGACGTCCAGATATATATTCTCCAGCATATCCAGAATATGAATATCCACCAATGCTTGAATTATTAGCTACACCAGCTTGGACTTCAGGTAGTATGCCAACAACAATATAAAATTTTAAGTTATGGCATTTACCAATGGACCAAAAATAGGAGGAATAACATTAAATCGTCAATACTTTCAAGACCCAGTATTAGGTAAATCTTTTACTGGAGGAACTACTACTACTAATTTAGTAGAAAATTCATCATATAACGCCGCTAACGCAACTGGTAAATTAACTAATGGTACTTATTTTTCATCATTAGGAGCTGGTTCTTTTTATTTTGATGGAAGTGATGATCAGATTAGATATGATCAAGGAGCTAACACTTATGATCCTTTATTGTTACCTACTGTTTGTACAGTTTATGCTTGGGTATATCCTTTGTCTTCAACAGGAGGTATATTTTCACATTGGAGTGGAGGACCAGTAAATTTAGGATATTGGATAAATGGAGGAAAAATAGCTGTTTATCAATATGATGGTGTTTGGACCAATTATGATAGTTCAGGAGCATCAGTATCAACAAATGCATGGTCTCAAATTGCTTGGGTTAGATCAAGTTCATCCAGTATGAGTTTATATTTAAATGATAGTTTAAATGGAACTTTAACAGCTACTTCTCCAAGAGTTTTTGGAGGTGGAAATAATGGTGTGTTAGGATCTTTATGGGGATGGCAGTTTTTTAATGGTTATATGGGTGTATTTATGATATATTTTGAAGCTCATAGTTTATCTCAAGTACAACAAACGTATAACATATTTCGTGATCGTTACGGAGTATAAAACAAATTAATAAATGGGAATATCAGCTGGACCAGATATAATACAAGATGGATTAGTACTAAATCTAGATGCTAGTGATAAGAATTCTTATCCTGGGTCAGGTACTACTTGGTTTGATATATCTCAAGGATTAGTATTTAATTCTTATGGAACTACAACTTCTTGGGATATTGTTGGAGGAAGTAGAGCATTTACATTTAATGGCTCAGGTTATTGGGAATGTGGCTCAGGATTCAGTAATGTTAATTTAGGAGGTGATTGTACAATAATATTATGGTTATATGAAGTAGGGCATAGTGTTAGAAAAACTATTTTTGAAAAAGCAGGAACAACATATGCCTCTTATCAACAAGAGGTAGCTATGACTTGGGAAGTAGGACAAGATATATCTTGGTATAGTAGAGCTATACCAGATTATGACTATGCTAGTACTAATGCGTGCACAACTAATGCTTGGAATATGATGGCTATTAAAATGTCTACAGGATTAACTTCTACATCTAGAACAGGATTTTATAGTAAAAATGGAGGACCTTTTATATCAACTTATACTTCACGTAGTAATACAGCATTAATACCTGCTGGCGCTATAAGAGTAGGGACAGGATATGCTGGAACTGTAGATAATGGGAGTATATCTAGTGTATTATGTTATAATAGAATGTTAAGTGATACTGAAATTTCCCAAAACTACAACGCTCAAAAATCCCGCTTCGGCCTCAAATAATCAAATAGTTATACCCGTATGGCAACACAATTCGCAAATGGTAAAATAGTAACAGACGGTTTAGTATTAAATCTAAACGCAGCTGATAGAAATTCATATCCTGGATCAGGTACGACGTGGACTGATATGAGTAGTGGAGGCTACAATGGTACCCTGACTAACGGGCCTATGTATTCAACCGGAGACGGCGGTAGTATTGTTTTCGACGGAAGTGATGATTACGTTCAAGTAACATCCCCGTTTGGAAACGTAGATTGGTCTTCAAGAGCATGGTCTTTTAGTGCTTTTATGAAGTTAGACGTTTTAGGAGATAGATGTTTAGTAAATTTAAATTCTGCAAACAGTAGTGATTATGTTGTAACAAACGTGTTTTACACAGACGGAAAGAGCTATTGGTATTTTATAAAAAACTCAACTGCAGTACAGACAAACTTTGTCCAAACGACTAGTAATTTTTCAACTGGTCAAATTTTTCATTTCGTAATGACCTATAACGGAAATGGTCTATCTACAGGAAATATATTTTTCTATAAAAATGGAGTTCAACTAACAACAACAAACGGAGGTAGTGCAGGATTAGCAAATCAAACCGGATTACAAATAGGCGGAAATTATTTTCTTGATGGAAACGTCTACAACTTTATCATGTACAATAGAGCACTCTCAGCCTCAGAAGTACTACAAAATTTTAACGCCCAAAAATCACGCTTCGGATTAATATAATAAAAATATGGAAACACAATTACAAGAGTATGACAACAGAGAATTCATGATATTTAATGTATCTGAATTACCACAAATTGATTTTACCCAAGTATTAGAAACATCAGCTGATACTGTTAGAAAATCAGTTGATGAAACAAAAACATTTGTTAAATGGGATGGCACTATACCTCAATGTGTAGCTGATTTAACTACTAAGGAAGGACCATATAATTATGATGAAATTTTAGCAATTCTTGCTACACCAGAATGGTCAAATCCTGATACAGGTAGCATGAAACCTTAATATTTATACCAAACCCGTATCTCAGGGACAGTGAACTGAGGTAATATAAGTATGGCTAATGAATTTGTTGCTCGCAATGGTATCATTGCGTTGAATGACTCTCAAATAACCGGATCGTTAAGTGTTGGCAGTAATGTTACTGCCTCTAATGCGCTTATCACAGGTACAATAACTGCCCAAACTTTATTAGTACAGAATATTACCTCATCTAGAGATTATGTGACGGGTTCTACTGTATTTGGATCATCACTTTCTAACACACACCAATTTACAGGTTCTGTTTCAATAACAGGAAGTTTAACTATACCTTCTATTCCACAAGGTACTACTGAAACTAATATATTAGTAATAGATGGTGATGGTGGATTTAAATATAGAAATAATTTAAGTTTACAAGGTGCCCAAGGTGCCACTGGACCTCAAGGTGCCCAAGGTGCTGTTGGACCACAGGGAGCTCAAGGAGCCCAAGGTGCTGTTGGTCCACAGGGTATTCAAGGTATACAAGGAGCCCAAGGTGCAGTTGGGCCTCAAGGTATTCAAGGTATACAAGGAGCCCAAGGGGCTACTGGACCGCAGGGAGCACAAGGCGCTCAAGGCGCTCAAGGTGCAACAGGACCTCAAGGAGCCCAAGGCGCCCAAGGAGCTACAGGACCCCAAGGTATACAAGGTATACAAGGTATACAAGGCGCACAGGGTGCAACTGGACCTCAAGGTGCCCAAGGCGCTCAAGGTGCTCAAGGAGCTACAGGCCCACAAGGAGCTCAAGGAGCTACAGGACCCCAAGGTATACAAGGTATTCAAGGTATTCAAGGTATTCAAGGCGCACAGGGTGCAACTGGACCTCAAGGTGCCCAAGGCGCACAAGGTACACAAGGCGCAACAGGACCTCAAGGTATTCAAGGTATTCAAGGTATTCAAGGTATTCAAGGCGCCCAAGGTGCTACAGGTCCTCAGGGTGCCCAAGGCGCTCAAGGAGCTCAAGGAGCTACAGGTCCACAAGGAATCCAAGGTGTACAAGGAGCTCAAGGAGCTACAGGTCCACAAGGAATCCAAGGTGTACAAGGAGCTCAAGGTGCTACAGGACCTCAAGGTATTCAAGGTATTCAAGGTGCCCAAGGTGCTACAGGCCCTCAGGGTGCCCAAGGCGCCCAAGGTGCTCAAGGTGCAATTGGACCACAAGGCGCCCAAGGTGCAACTGGACCAAACGCTGGAATTACTTCATATACAAATCCAGGTGATAATCGTGTTATCACTTCAGTTAACTCATCTACTATTAATGGTGAGGCTAACTTATTATTTGATGGTTCAACCTTAAGAATAACAGGATCTTTAATACAATCTGGATCAACAGGTGCTTCATTATATGGAAGTGGTTCAGGTGTATTTACAGTAGATGGTACTGTAGGTAGATTATTCCAAGTAGATGATTCACTTACAGGATCATTATTCTCAGTTAATACAGCTGGTGGTTTACCTGTAATAGAAGCCTTCTCAGACAATACAGTTAAAATTGGTAAATATGGATCTGAAGCGATTGTAATATCTGGTAGTAATAATACAACCCAAATCAGTGGTTCAATTAAATTACCTTCATTAGGTTCAACTTCAGACACAACTGTAGTAACATTTAATACTACAACTAAAACAATAGGATATAATACAGTAGCAGGACCTCAGGGAGCCCAAGGCGCAACTGGACCTCAAGGCGCCCAAGGTGCTACAGGTCCTCAGGGTGCCCAAGGCGCTCAAGGTGCTCAAGGCGCAACAGGACCTCAAGGTATTCAAGGTATTCAAGGTGCCCAAGGCGCCCAAGGCGCAACAGGTCCACAAGGTGCTCAAGGTGCCCAAGGCGCTCAGGGCGCGACTGGACCTCAAGGCGCTCAAGGAGCCCAAGGAGCCCAAGGTGCTCAAGGAGCAACTGGGCCTCAAGGTGCACAAGGCGCTCAGGGAGCCCAAGGCGCGACTGGACCTCAAGGCGCTCAAGGTAACCAAGGCGCTCAGGGAGCCCAAGGTGCACAAGGTATTCAAGGTATTCAAGGTATTCAAGGAGCTCAAGGTTCACAAGGTGCCCAAGGTTCTCAAGGTGCACAAGGTGCAACTGGGCCTCAAGGAGCTCAAGGTGCTACTGGTCCAAATGCAGGTATAACTTCATATACAAATCCAGGCGATAATAGAGTATTAACTTCAGTTAACTCATCTACTATCAATGCTGAGACAAATTTAACATTTGATGGATCTACATTAACTGTATCTGGAAGTACAGCAAATAAAGTATCAGTTATAGGTTCAGGTAGTGGTGTAAATACAACTCTATTCTCAGTAGATGGAGCTAATGGTAGATTATTTGAAGTATCAGATGATTTATCTAACTCACTATTTTCAGTTAATACTATTGCAGGTATTCCTGTAATTGAAGCATTCGCTGATAATACAGTTAAATTAGGTAAGTTTGGAGCTGAAGCTATTGTAATATCAGGAAGTAACAATACAACTCAGATTAGTGGTTCTATTAAATTACCGAGTTTAGGATCTACATCTGATACTACAGTTGTTACTTTTAATACAACAACAAAAACTATAGGATATAATACAGTAGCAGGTCCTCAAGGTGCACAGGGTGCTCAAGGTGCACAGGGTGCTCAAGGTGCTCAAGGTGCTCAAGGTATTCAAGGTATTCAAGGCTCTCAAGGAGCCCAAGGCTCTCAAGGTGCCCAAGGAGCCCAAGGTGCAACAGGCCCTCAAGGTGCCCAAGGTGCTCAAGGATCTCAAGGTGCACAAGGCGCCCAAGGCGCTCAAGGCGCGACAGGCCCTCAAGGTGCCCAAGGTGCTCAAGGATCTCAAGGTGCACAAGGCGCACAAGGAGCCCAAGGCGCGACAGGCCCACAAGGTGCTCAGGGTAGCCAAGGCGCTCAAGGAGCACAGGGTGCCCAGGGAGCATCTGGCGCCACTATCTTAGGTAGTGCTAATACATGGACTGGTGCTAACTATTTCCAAAGCAATCTTGGTGGATATGCTGGTGTTTTAAGTAGTCCTCCTCTTCAAGCATATTCAACATCTAACAACTCAGCATTTATGTCTTTTCATAAAGGAGGAGTATATGCTGTTAATATGGGATTAGATGCTGATGATGTTTTAAGAATTGGTGGATGGAGTGCTTCAGCTAATAGATGGCAACTTGACATGAGCGGTAATAATACTGTTGCTAGTTCTTTCAGAGCCCCAATATTCTATGATTCGGATAATACAGGATATTATTTAAATCCAGCTAGTACATCTAATATAAATCAAACCCAGTTAGACTATAATATGGCTACTGGTGTTGGTAATAATAGTTTTAATGTATCTAAATCTTTACTAGGTAGTATTCATATAGTAAATGGAGCTGGTCCTTCATCTGGTGATGGAAGACAAGCAGGTATTACTTTTATGGGAAGTTCAGCTTCAGAAGCTCAAGCTGGTATATATGTTGGTAATAATAACAGTGCTGGTACTTACATGGGATTTGCTACAACAGATTCTTATGCTACTGGTCCTCAATTATTCATGTCAGCTTATAATGGTGGATATGTTTACTTTCATAGATCATATGTTGAAGCTGCGGGTTCATTCCGTGCTCCAATATTCTATGATTCAGCTAATACAGCATATTACTTTGATGGTTCAGCTACAGGTGACTCAATTCGTGTAGCTGGTGATGTAGTAGCTTATTACTCAGATGAACGTTTAAAAGATATTAAATGTAATATATCAGATGCTTTATCTAAAGTAATGACTTTAAATGGTTTCTATTATGAACCAAATAAAATAGCTCAGTCATTTGGATATGAGAAAAAATTACAAATAGGTTTATCAGCCCAACAAGTAGAAACTGTTTTACCTGAAGTTATTAAAGATGCTCCTATAGGAAATGGATATAAAACATTAGATTATTCTAAATTAGTACCATTACTTATTGAAGCCATCAAAGAACAACAAAAACAAATTGATGAGTTAAAAACTAAATTAAAATAAAGTTTTTATGGCTTTACCAGCTAGTGGACAAATATCAATGAATAATATTAGAACTGAGTTAGGGATATCTACTCAATCACCTTTCTCTCTAGATACTGCTATAGATGGTGGATATGTTTATCTTAATGAATGTAGCGCTGCTAGACCAAACGCTGCTACCCCACAAACAATAAGTGAATGGTATAGCTATAATCATAGCGCTGTTTGTACAAATAGAGGTAGTTTTAAATTTAGCAGCACTAGTTGTGCTGATGCTTGTACTGGACCTTTTACAACAACTCTTTATTCTTGTGGATTATCAATTGGAAATATTCTTAGATCAGGATTAATATCTCCAGGTAACTACTGTGGAGGTCCTGTTATTAATATTGTTGGATATTATAGCAATGGAACAACATGTTATCAAGTTACTGATCAAACTATTGTAGCTATATCTTCTTGTCCTACTCCAACACCTACACCAACACCAACCCCTACTCCAACACCAACACCTACTCCAACACCTACACCAACACCTACACCAACACCTTCATCAGGTGTTACTATTACAGTATATACTAAACAAAATACTAATGGTGTTGGAAATGGATATAGTGTTTATTATCGTCTAAACGGATGTAGTGGAAAGGGTGCATGGCAACAGTTATCTTGTGGTAGTTGCCCAACTAGTGATAGCTGCTCAGCTTGCTCTGGTACTATCTCAGCTAATTCAAACCAAGATATATCAATCGCTATACTAGATTGTAGTCTTGGAACAGGTATATCATTTAATGCTAGTGATAATACAAGTACTTGTCCTTCAAACGCAGCTAACTATTGTGATAATGCTGACTGTACAGGTACACCATTCACATTTAATTCTGGTACATCAAATAAAAATATAGCAATTAATGTTTATACAGGTAAACTTGGATATTTGTATTGCTTATAATAAATTAATTAATTATGCCATATAGTGAAGGTACAAAACAATATGTTGGAAGAAGTACAGTAACAAATTATTCAATACCAAGTCCAAATCCTTTTGCTGAAGGTAGTATATCAGTACCTAGAGTATTAAATTACACAAATGGTATAAGAACTGTTCCTATAATGCATAGAGCATTTAGAAATTTAGAGATAAAATATGCTAATGCTTTAGTAGCCACAGCTTGTGAATATAGAGGTGTTAGTGCTGGTAGTTTAAGAGTTTTAGATATTGGATATGGATTAGGATATAGTACCCAAAGATTCTATGAATTAGGAGTTGGTACTTATCACTGTGTTGAATTAAATGAAAGTATATGGAATGACGCTAATAGCCATGATTATGCTCAAGGCAGTGGTGCAGCAGTGGCTATCCCTGAAAGTTATCAGTTTTTTTGGACTAGTTTTGAACAATACGCTGATGGCTATGAGGGGGGAAAAGGTGAGGAGGCACAATGGTATGATATAATATATTATAGTCCAAGTGATGATTTTGGTAATATGGGAATATTTAATATCCTTAGACGAGTAAGTAAACAAGGCACTATATTAGGTGTTCAAGGTATCCCTTTATTTGGTAGCGCGGTGAATATAGGTGACTTTGTTGTTCAAACACCAAGTGGAGTAGCTCCAGATGCTGATGTTTATGATTCTTCTTTTACAGTTGGTATGTATAATGCTCTAAATAATATAGGATATTTTAGTGTATATTTTCAATACTTAAATTGTGATGGAGGAGATGGATTCGGTCTTCCATTCCCTATTGAGGTTGGAAGTCCATGCGGTAATGGAACATGGATGTCTGATCAACCACGTTTATAAAAATTACAATTTGGTTACCTTACAAATCTAATATATATTTATATATAACAATAAATAAATTATGGGAAAAATCACATTAAAGTTACATGAAATTTATTCACTACATGGTGAATTAAACGGTTTAGTAAATAATCAAACTGGTGAAGTTGTTTCAAAAGGATTATTAGCTGAAAAACTTAAACTAAGTACCAAATACTATGTTACTGAATTAGCTAAAACCGTTGATAAAGAAAGAGAAATAGTTGATAAAGTAAAAGAAGAATTAATTAAAAAACATGGTGAAGTAGATGAAAATGGAGGTGTTTTCATTTCACGATTTATCAACACTGTAAAAAATGAAGAAGGTAAGATCATATCAGGAGATATTAATCCTAAGATAATATCTTTTGAAAAAGAATTTAATGAGTTTCTTCAAGATGAAAAAACCATTGAATATAAAGAATTTAAACTATCTGATTTTGATGGTATTGAAACTGAAGGTATTTACACTACTTTTTTTAAACTTGTAAAACCTGAATAATTTTTAAATATTTATTATTATGAATATGACATATACTTTTAGTGTAACTTCATTAGACATTGCTCCAACTGGAAGTGATGACCATAATGATGTTGTAACTCGCGTACGTTACAACTATAATGGTGTTAGTGACACTGGATATAGTGGATCATTTGCTGGTGTAACACCAATGCCTACTCCATCTGGAAGTTTTATTCCATTTGAGGATTTAACTGAGGAAGAAGTTATTGATTGGTTAGAAGTTGTTACTACTGGTTCTCAACAACATATGCAACAACAAATTCAAAAACAAATCAACAACCAAATAAATCCACAATATGTCCCAGCTCCATTACCATGGCCAACTGGTTCAGTATCTCCAACTCCTTAATGTTAAAATAATAAGTTATGGCTCATGAATCTAACAATGAAAATGTACTATGGTACATTGACTCAATTAATCCAAATGGGGCTACTTATGAAGTAGCTGGATGGATTTCTCATAAAACATCAGAAATTATTAGTTTATCATTAGGTGATAAAGATATTAAATACAGTATTGTTTATCGCCCTGATGTGATAGCAGTTTATCCATCTTTTAATACTTTTGGTTTTAAATTTACTGCAAATAAAGATGATATTAAAAAACCAATAAATGTTCATTTAAAAAATGAAATAATATATAATGTTGGTAATTTAGAATCTCAAGTTATTTTAAAATCAGGTTTTACAAACTCTCCTAAAAGTTTAATTATTGTAGATAATTTTTATAATGATCCTGATATGATCAGAGATTATATTATAAAAAATGTAAAATTTGATTTCTCAACATATCATACAGGTAGAAGAAGTTTAGATCGTTTTATATTAGAAGGAACAAAAGAAAAATTTGAAGAACTTTTAGGTAGACCTATACATAATTGGAATCATCCAACTTATGCAAATGGAAAATTCCAATATTGTACTTCACAAGACCGAGTTGTATATCATATAGACACACAGAATTATGCGGCCATGGTGTATTTAACACCAGATGCCCCATTACAAACAGGTACTGCCTCTTATAGAAGTAAATTAACAGGAGCTACTCGTTTTGAAAATGGAGAGGAAGGAGAGTTATATCAAAAAACATTTAAAGGAGTTAGTAATGAACTAAACTTCTATGATAAATCAACTTGGGAAGAAGTAGATAGAATAGCAAATGTATATAATCGTTTAGTTATGTTTGATGCTAAAAGGTTACACTCAGCAACAGAATATTTTGGTGATGCTCTAGAAAATGCTAGACTGTTCCATTTATTCTTCTTCGATATTTGATCGATACTTAAAAATTGTTATGACAAATCCAACTATTTGTTTTGCAACTATTTGCAAAAATGAATCTCACATCATTAAAAGAACCTTAGAATCTGTATACAAGTATATAAGTTACTGGGTTATATGTGACACTGGCTCTACAGATAATACTAGAGAAATAATTACTGAGTTTTTTAAAGAAAAAAACATACCAGGAGAACTCCATATTGATGAGTTCAAAGATTTTGGTTATAATAAGAGCTTGTTAATGAAACGAGCTCAATATAAAGCAGATTATATTTTACAAATTGACGCTGATGATCCTCTAATTGGTGAGTTTAAATTTACTCAACAAGATGTTGGTCATGATGTTTATTTAGCTAATGTAAAGAGAGGTACAACTAATTATAAAGCATTTACTTTATTTAACGCTAAACGCTTATGGAAATTTTGTAGTGTAGCTCATACAGTTATTAAAACTATAGATAATCCTTATTTTACAACAGGTGACTTAACCCATTATGATTTTTATGTTTCATCTGAAGATATAGGAGCCAGAAAAGCAGATCCAGAAAAATATCTTAAAGATGCTAAAAAACTTAAAAAACAATTTTTTGACACCTTACTTGATGATCCAGATGATTTAAATCTTCGTTCTATTTTCTATACAGCGCAAAGTTATATGGACTATGGAATGCATGAAGAAGCAATTAGATGGTATAGATTATATACTAAGATAAGAGGTAATTGGCTTGAAGAACATTTTGAAGCACAATTAAGAATAGCTAATTGTTATATTAGACTAGATGCTGGTTCTAATTTAATAGAACATGAAATGAAAAAAGCCATTGACATTTATCCAGATAGAGCAGAACCATATTTTATTTTAGGTAATTATTTTAATAATAAAAAACAATCAGAAAAGGCATATTATTATCTTAAACAAGCTCAATCTAAAGATGTAGAGTTAGTTAAACAAAAATACTTACTATTCATAAATGAGTTTAACTATGGAAAGTATGTGAATGATGAATTATCAGTGGCTTGTTATTGGACAGATAGATATGATGAAGGAATAAAACTAATAGAAGAAATCATTGATGATCCTAAACACAATCATGATAACAAACGATTACTAGATAATTTGAATTTCTTAAAACAAAAAATTAATAAATGATAAAGTTACATTTATTAACTCGTTGTACTAGATTAAGCAATTTAAGAATCATTAGAGACACTGTATTCCCTAGTCCCTTAGATGTGACATGGCATATAATTTTTGACACTAGTATTGTAAAAAGTTTTAATAAGGTTTTAATAAATGAATTAAAACAACTTCCAACAAAAATTTATTACATAGAAAGTAATGGTACTGACTATTTGTATCCTCAACTAAGTGATATTATAGGTACTATTGATGAAGGATTTGTGAGTATATTAGATGATGATAATATTATACATTCTGATTTTTACAATAAAATTAAAATAGCAATTGAACAAAATCCAGATAAAAAAGCATTTGTTTATAAACAATATATTGGAGGTAAAGATTTTACAGGCTTAAAAGTTAGAGATATAGGTCCTGAACATATGAAACTCCAACATATAGATTCAGCTCAATATATAATTGAAGCTAATTTATATAAGACAAGACGATATGAAGAAGGATATGATGCTGATGGTAGATTTATAGAACCATTCTATAAAGAACATGCTGATAAATTTTGTTTTGTAGATGAGATATTATGTTATTATAATCATTTAACATTTTCTAGAAAAGCTAATTTACCAAGAATATTATATATAGGCCCAGGTTTGCCAGAGCTTAGATCTAAACAGCTTTATAATTATGAGGAAGATAAATTAGATGTTTTTTATACAACAAATGATAACAATATTGATTCTATTTTAATAAATTATGATCCAAATGCTATTGTCACTATAGGTGAAAAAGATAGTGATTTTCCTAACTTATATAGACAACCAGCTGAAGTAAGAAAAAAATGGATTCATGCTAAAGATGTTGATTTAGATTTAGGCACTAAAGCATACTATTGCGCTATGATCCAAATGTTAGAAGATAACACATCTGAATTAATATCGTTTTTTACTCCAATTTATAAAACTGGAGAAAAATTATATAGAACATATCAATCATTAGTTGACCAAACTTATAAAAATTGGGAATGGGTTTTAATAGATGATTCTACAGATGAATTAACAACAAAAATAGCTGAAGAAATAGCGTCAAAAGATCATAGAGTAAAAGTATATAGTTTTAAAGAAAAGAGTAATGGTAATATTGGTGATGTAAAATACAGAGCAGCTATGTTATGTAGAGGTTACTTATTAGCCGAATTAGATCATGATGATATATTAACTGAAAAATGTGCTGAGTATCTATACATTGCTAGCGAAACATATCCAGATGCTGGTTTCTTTTTTACAGACTGGGCTGAAGTAAGTGAACATATGGATTCATATTGTTATGAAGAAGGATTTGGATTAGGATATGGTAGATATAGAGAAGAAAAATATAAAGGGTATATAATAAAAGTATGTGACCAACATAATATCAATCCTAAAACAATACGTCATATTGTAGGAATACCTAATCATATTAGAGCATGGAAGCGTGATGTCTATTTATCAATTGGAGGACATAATAGAAATTTAACTGTAGCTGATGATTATGATATAGTTATAAGAACATTTCTAAAAACTAAGTTTTGTAAAATACCAAAATTAGGTTATCTTCAATTTATATACTTACACCAGAATAAAACAGATGAAAATAGTCAAGCAGACTCAAGATCTGATATTCAAAGACGTATTAGAACTATAGCTAATTTTTATAATGATGCTATAAGAAAAAGATTTGAGGAATTAGGTGTTGAAGATTGGGCTTATTTAACTAATGGATGTGATATACAAGACATACCTAGTAGATATGGTGATCAAGAAAATTATGTAAATTATATACTTAATATTTAAAATATGTCATTTTTATTTTCAAAAGAATTAAACGATCCTCAAAATTATTATTACTACACAAATGGTTTTAATAGTGAAGAATTAGACAAAGTTTATAAAGATGTAGCTACATTAGATTTTGAACAAGCAACTACTATAGACTCAAAATCAAATGGTAAAGAAATTAGATCATCATCTGTTAAATGGATACCAAACACATCACAATGGAGCTGGTTGTATTTTAAATTAATGGATCTAGCTGTACAAGCTAATAATGCGTTATGGCATTTTGACTTATACTCAGTACAAGATTCAATTCAATATACAGAATACTATGCTACAGAAAATGGACATTATACATGGCATCAAGATTTTGGACCAGGTACTCCATCATTAAGAAAAATATCAATCACAGTTCAATTATCAGGACCTGATGAATATGAAGGTGGTGATTTAGAATATTGGCAAGGCGGAAATAATATTATACAAGCCCCTAAAGATAAAGGTGTTGTATTTATATTTCCATCATATATGATGCACCGTGTAACACCAGTAACTAAAGGTATACGTCGATCATTTGTTTTATGGGTAGGAGGAGAACATTATAAATAAATTTGGTTGTTCTTTAGACTTCATATATATTTATATCAAATAAAATAAATTATTATGGTAACATTTTTAATTCTAGCTGCTGTTATTTCTGTTGTTGTTGGACTTTGGCTTCTTAATCAAAAACAAAATGAAGAGTTAAAAGAAATTAATAGTAATATTCATCCATTTGTTGATGATCTAGCTCCTGAAGCTACACCAGCTCCAGTAGCTGAAAGTATTGCTAAGAAAAAAGCCGCTAAGAAAAAACCAACTGTAGTTAAAAAAACACCAGCTAAAAAAGTAGCTAAGAAAACTACTAAAAAATAATTATGGGAGTTATATCTAAAAAATTAACAGAAGAAGAATTAAAATCTATTAGAGATATTAAACAAGAGTACACTAATTTAGCTTTAGCATTAGGTGAATTAGAATTACAAAAATTAGGTGCTCATGAAACATATAAACAACTAGTAGAAAAAGAAAATAAAATAGCTGAGCAACTTCGTGGAAAATATGGTGATGGAACAATTGATCTTTCTACAGGAGAAATAAAAGCATAATATGTATTGTTAGGTGTTAGGAGTTAATATAGAAGAAAGCCTCGACAGCAATGTCGGGGCTTCTTCGTTTTATAACACACTCTATATATTTATCAGTAGACAAAATCTATTTAAAACATGGCGCAAGAAACATTAATTTCTCCAGGCGTACTCGCACGCGAGAATGATTTATCACAAATAACACAAGGTCCAGTTACAGTTGGTTTAGCTTTAGTTGGTCCAACAGTTATGGGTCCAGTAAATGTACCTACAGTAGTTACTTCTTTTAGTGACTTTAAAAACAAATTTGGTGGTATGTTTACTAGTGGTGGAGCTAATTATGAGTTCCTAACATCAATATCTGTTAGAAATTATTTCCAACAAGGTGGTACTACAGCCTTAATTACTAGGGTAACTAACACTAATTATAGCCCAGCTACATCTAGTGCTATTCCAAATAATATTCCTGGTGCTACAGCTGCTAACGCAGGTGCTTCTATTGATTTAACAACATCACCTATTTTTAACCTAGTAGCTGCTCGTGTTGATTTAGGATCTACTAGTGTAAATCTTATTGGTACAACATTTGATAATTATCAAGTTGATAGTAACGGAAATAAGAGTGTTTTCTTCAACATGTATAATACTTTTACAGTTGATACTTTCGGATACTCAGCTTCAAAAGCAGTTAATGAAACTAGCGGATTAAGCATGTTAACTTCTAGTTATAACACTGGTACTAATGTGTTAATTATTAGTGCTTCTTCAGCTGGTGCTGCAGCTAACAGTTGGACAATGTATGCTGGTCAATATTATTTCTATGAAAATTCATTCTTCCCACTTAGTGGTTCATTTACAGGTGGTGTTGATGGTAGTGGCCAACCAACATTTGTATTAGAAACTTTATCTACTGGTATTTTAATGAACAACTCAGGTTCTATTTTATCTGATAATTCATTAATAAGTGGTTCAACAGATAATTTAAGATGGGAAATTCAAAATGCTAATACTTCAAGTGGTACATTTACATTATTAGTTCGTCAAGGTAATGACAATCAAAACAGTAAAATTGTTTTAGAAACATATTCTAATGTTTCATTGGATCCAAATCAACCTAACTATTTAGAGGCTGTTGTTGGTAACCAATCAAAAACTGCTGTTAAAGATGCTGATGGTCAATATTATATTCAAGTATCTGGTGACTATCCAAATAATAGCCGCTATGTACGTGTAAAACAAGTTAACTACACAACTCCAAACTACTTTGATAATGCTGGAAATGCCAAAAACGAATACACACAATCAATACCAGTAAATGGTAGTGGTTCTCAAGGTGGTGCTTTTGGTGGTGCCTCTGGTAATGACTTAAATAATATTGGTAACACATTATTTACTAACATTGGTTCAACAACTCAAGGTTTAGTTCAAGGTAACTATGCTACAGCTTCTGCTTTATTAAGCAATAAAGATGAATTTGATTTCAATTTAGTAGCTACTCCAGGTTTGATCCAATCATTACACTCTTCAGCAGTAGGTAATTTTATCAGTTTAGCTGAAGAAAGAGGTGATTGTTTCTACATCACTGACTTGTCACCATATGGTGTTACACTTAAAACTGTAACTAACCAAGCAGCTGGTTTAGATACTAACTATGCTGGTGTTTACTGGCCTTGGGTTCAAGTAATATCTCAAGAAACTGGTAAGCGTGTATGGGTTCCAGCTTCAACAATCATGCCAGGTGTATATGCATTTAATGATAATGTGAGTGCTGAATGGTTTGCTCCAGCTGGTTTAACAAGAGGTGGATTAGGTAATGTATTACAAGCTGAAAGAAAATTATCTCCAACAGATCGTGATAATCTATATGCTGGTAAAGTTAATCCAATTGCTACTTTCCCTAATATTGGTGTAGCTGCATTTGGTCAGAAAACATTACAGAAAAAAGCTAGTGCTTTAGATCGTATCAACGTTCGTCGTCTATTAATTGCTCTTAAGCGTTACATTGGTAATGTATCTGAAAACTTAGTATTCGAACAAAATACAGCTGTAACTCGTAATGCGTTCTTAGCTCAAGTTACTCCATACTTAGAAAGTGTACAACAACGTCAAGGTTTATACGCGTTTAAAGTAGTAATGGATGAATCAAATAACACTCCAGATGTAATTGATCGTAACCAATTAGTAGGTCAGATCTATTTACAACCAACTAAGACTGCTGAATTTATCTTATTAGATTTCAACATCTTACCAACTGGTGTAGAATTCGGTTCATAAAAAAACAAAATTATTAATATTTATATAAAATAACAATACAATGGCAGTATTAGATCCAAATGAAATAATGTTCACCGCGTTTGAACCTAAAGTTCAGAATCGCTTTTTGATGTACATTGGTGGTATTCCATCATACTTAATCAGAAAGGCTTCTACACCATCATTTAACGCAGGTGAAATTGTATTAGATCATATCAACGTTTACCGTAAAGTTAAAGGTAAAGTTCGTTGGAACGATATGAGTTTAGAATTATATGATCCTGTAAACCCAAGCGGTGCTCAAGCTGTAATGGAATGGGCTCGTTTAGCACACGAATCAGTAACTGGACGTGATGGATATTCAGATTTCTATAAAAAAGATTTACGTTTAGATATCTTAGGACCAGTTGGTGATGTAGTAGGTGAGTGGATTATCAAAGGTGCTTATGTTAAAGAAGCTAACTTTGGTGAGTATGATTGGGCTAATGAAGCTTACATCAGCATCACTACCACAATCGCTATGGATTACTGTATCTTGAACTACTAATTCAGTTCAACACATTTTAAAGAGCCGTCCTTTTGGACGGCTTTTTTTATCTTTGTATATTTATATATATAAAACAATAAATACGTTATGGAAGAAAAATTAAAGTTTCCAACTGAACAAGTAGAATTACCATCAAAAGGTTTACCTTACTCACCTGACTCTCCATTATCTAAAGGTGTACTTGAAATGAAGTACATGACTGCTAAAGAAGAAGACATTTTAACCAATGTTAACTTTATTAAACAAGGTATTGTAATTGATAAGTTATTGCAATCATTGATTGTTACTCCTATTAGTTATAATGATTTATTAATTGGTGATAAGAATGCCTTATTAATTGCTGCTCGTATTTTAGGATATGGTAAAGATTATGAGTTTGAATATGATGATCCAGAAACAGGAATTAAACAAACTGTAACTGTGGATTTATCATTACTTGATCCTAAACCAATACATTCAGTTTTAAAACAAGGTAAAAATGAGTTTGAATTAACTTTACCAAGTAAAACTATTGTTACTTTTAAGTTATTAACTCATGGTGATGAAAAAAGAATTGATAAAGAAGTTGAAGGATTAAAACGTGTTAATCCAAATGGTTCTTATGATATCACAACACGTTTAAAACATATGATTACTTCAATTAATGGAAGTAGAGAACAAGAAGATATTAGAAAATTTGCTGACTCTATGTTAGTAGGTGATTCAAGAGCTTTAAGAAAAAAATATAAAGAAATTGAACCAGATCTTCCATTAAAGTTTAATTATACTACACCAGGTGGTGACGTTGTGGAGGGCGTCAATTTACCAATTGGAATTAACTTTCTTTGGCCTGATACCAGCTTATAAGCCTATATTCATGACTGAAGTCCATGATTTAATTTATCATGGAAATGGTGGATTTATTTATAGTGAGGTGTATAATATGCCTATACAAATGCGTAAATTTCATATTCGTAAAATCAATGATTACATTGAAAAACAAAACGAAGAATATGAAAGAACACAAAGTAAAAGCACAACACTTAGTAATAATAAACAAGTAGCCAGACCTAATATACCTCAGGCTGATTTCACAACATCAGCAAAAACGCCCAAGAAATAGGGCGTTTTAATATTTATACACGGTAAAACTTAATATTTTTAAATGGCAGCACCAACTCCAGAAGAGTTAAGAAGGCAACAAGAATTTGAAGCCAGCATTAGACGAGTACAAGAGTACTATAAGGCTATGGGCTTCTCTGTTAATACTATTAGAAAAAATACTGAGACGCTTAGAGAAGATCAAGTAGCTTTAACTGAGGCTGCTCGTGTAGCTGATGACTATTTTGATAGGATGGCTTTTTCAACTCGTGATTTAGCCAAAACTTTCGCCAATGTTTTAGGTGATGTAAAAGGATTAAATGTAAACGCTAATAAAGGAGTTGTAGCATTTAAACAGTTAAATACTATAGCAGATGACTTAGCTCGTCATCAAGAAGGTATTAATAAATTAAGTGCTAAGGATTTAGAAAACTTACAGAAAAAATTTAAGAAAAATAAAGATATCTTATTTAACTCTGTTGATATTATTAAAGCTAAAGGAGCTGAAACTGAGTTAGAAAGAAATTTAATAAGAGAATATGATGAAGCTGTAGCTAAAGGATACGATAGACTCCAAATTGAAGAAATATTAGGTAAAAAAATAAGTGATTCTTTAGAGAAAGAAAAAAATATCACTAAGGAACTTAATATTAGAGGAGCAGTATTACAAGGAGCAGCTGGGTTAATGGATAAACTTGGGTTAGGTGCTTTTACCCAAGTTATGAATCTTGAAGCCGCTAATGAAGAATTAAAAGAAGAATATGAGCGTACAGGTGATTTAAACGCAGCATTTAAAAAAGCAACTAGTACATTATTTGATGGACTAAAAAGAGCATTAAATGATCCAGCTACAAGTTTAGCTGTGTATAGTTCAATAGCTAAAAAAGCATTTAGTTCATTAGGTAATGATCTAAAAAATTTATATAGTGGTTTCTTAGAAGTAAATAAACAAGTAGCTGGTTTAGGAAGATCATTAGGTACTAGTACAGAACAAGCTAAAGTATTAATTGGTGAAGCTAAGAGTGTAGGCCGCGAAATGGGTGATGTAACATTCACTGGAGCGGATTATGCTAAATCAATGGCTGCAACTGCTGAATCTTTAGGATTACAAGTTCAGTTAAGTGGAGAAACTTATCATGAGTTAACCAAGATGACTGAACAAATGGGATTACAAGTAGATGAATCTACTCAAATATATAAGTTAGGAGTTTTAAATAATCAAGAATTAAGTGATACAAATAAAACTATAGCTGCTGGTATTGTTCAAGCACAAAGACAATTTGGAATACAAGTTAATGCTAAACAAGTATTTGCTGAAATAGGAAAACTAAGTAAAGCCACATTAGCTAATTTTAAACAAAATCCAGAAGCGTTAGCTAAAGCAGTAGTACAAGCAAAATCATTAGGTTCTAGTTTAGATAAAATGGATGCTTCAGCTCAATCACTTTTAAACTTTGAATCATCAATTCAAAATGAACTTGAGGCTGAATTATTAACTGGTAAAGCTATTAACTTAGAAAAAGCCAGAGAAGCAGCTTTAAATAATGATCAAGTTGGATACATGAATGCTATAGCTGAACAAACAGGTAATATTCATGAGTTCAATAAAATGAATAGATTACAACAAGAAGCTGTAGCTAAGGCTCTTGGTTTCTCAAGAGAAGAATTAGCTGGTATGTTAACTGAACAAGAAACTTTTAATAAGTTAGGTGATGTAACAGGTAAAACAGCTGAAGAACAACTTAGAATAGCTCGTGAAAGAGGATTAAGTGAACAAGATTCTTTAGTTGTAAGTTTACAACAACAAGCTTCAGCTGAAAAATTAGAAAAAACATTCCAGAGTTTAAAAGAAACTATTGCTGGTTTAGTTGAAGGTCCACTAGGACAAATGGTTGGTAGTATAGCTGAAATGTTAAACTCAACTGGTGGTATAGCTACAGTTATTACTGTTATGGCAACTAGTGGTATAGCTAAACTTATAATTGGATTTGGATCATTAATTAAAGCAGCTAGAGCCTTAAAGGCGTTAGAAATAGGATCAGCTATAGCATCAGGTTGGAGAGCAGCTATGAGTAGCCCAACTTCATTATTAACTGGAGGTTTAGCTGGTTTAGCTTTAGGAGGTGTATTAACAGCAGCTATTATGTCTTCTGTAGGTAGTGCCAAAGCAGACGATATGTTTTCGGGTTATGGTGACAGAACATTAATAACACCTAAAGGATCATATGCTTTAAACAATAATGATACTGTAATTGCCGGTACAAATCTATTTAGAGGAAATGATGTAATATCGGGTCCTGTAGATTCAATTAATTTAACTGGTGGTGTAGAATCTAAATTAGAAGCAATGACAAGAAGTATAGCAGATTTAGCATCAAGACCAGTAACAGTTAACGCAGGTACTGATGCTATTTTACGACTCCAAACAGTCCAATCACAATACGGTGCGCCTAATTCATTTGCTTAACATATTTATATCAAACATTAAAACGTAACAAGATGTCAATAAGAAACCAATTAAATGGATCTACACCTCAGGGTTTAAGTTTACAAGGACAACCTGGTCCTAACTTTGAGAATGAAGGACAACGTACAACTTCAAATATTCAAGCTTTAGTTAATTCTAATGCTTTACAAGCCTCCCAAGACTTGTTAACTGGAAGAGTACAAGGTTCATTCTTAGTCCCTCAATCAAATCCTCCAGTGTCTGTACCTGATAACTTTGCTGGTAGACCTTACTATCCATCTTTAGGTGGAGTTTATAGAGATAGAGGTCCTCGTGATGGTAGATACTAAAATAAAATTAGTGAATGCCGTTTATCACTCTAAATAATAACTGGAGCAGTTATGCTCCATACTATAATAACACCAATAATAATGGTAGTTTTTCTGGTACGGCTAATGCTCCAAATGTAACTAATACTCAAAAACCAACTATTCCAACTGATGGTAATCAATATAGATTAGCTGATGATGGATTTATACGTGGTGGGGCTTTAAATGTTGCTCTAGCAGTAAGACAAGATGTATCTCGTCTGGGAAGATTTGTTACAAGAGGAACAGATAACAACGCTAGAGGTGTTTTATTTTTACTTAAACAAGTTGGTTTACAATTATCTAATCCTAGACTAGAATGGAGAGGAAACCCAAATACACCTCCTCCATTATTAGGTGGATTTAACCGCCAATATACTGGTATTGGTACTGCTTTATCTGTAGCAGGAACTGCTTTTGGATTACACTTTGACCAACCAGGACTTTTAGGTAATGTTCAAGATACTCAAAAATATGGCGGTGATGTTGATAGTCCTGTAGGTGGAGTAGCTTATTTTAATAATTTTGGATCTGACGGTTTAGGTAATGGTACAAATAATTTTTCTATCAATAAAGATGCTAGAAATAAACTTCTTAGATATACTTCTAAAATAACATCTCCAACTGATCCAAATGTAGATAATATTGTTTTAGATCGTTATTTAGGAGGACCTAATTCAGTTTATGGTATTGGTCAAACTACTGTTAGATCTTATTTTGACAGAACAACAATACGAACTAATGATCTTCCTACTATTAAACCAGTAATACTACCAGGTCAACTAGTCCCAATAAACATTCCTATAGGAGGAAGATTAGGTACTCTATTAAATGGTTTTAAACCATTAACAAGTGAAAAACTAGGTGAACAAACTAAAGCTTTAGTTGATCCAATAACAAATGCTGTTGATTTAACATCTGTTTTAAATACATCTCCATTATATAGTTTTAATGATGTTGATAATAATATTGAAGCTAAATTAGGTGTTTCTACACCTAGTAAAGTTGACTCTATTAATGTTATTAAAATTGTTAATAGTAAAGTATTTTATATAGATAATAAAAATAAAAAAACAAGTGAAGTTACTGATGCTATATCTACAGAAGTAAAAAATAAAGTAGATGGAGATTTTGGTAAAGATTTAATTAAATTTAGAATTGAATTTTTAAATAATAATGTTTTAGGTACAAAAACAAACAGTGGTACTATAGTGAATACAGATGTATTAGCTTTTAGAGCATACATAGATAGTTTTGATGATGGAATGACAGCTAAATGGAGTCCATATCGTTATATGGGTCGTGGTGAAGAATTTTTTGTGTATGATGGATTTACAAGAGATATAGGAGTAGCTTTTACAATATTTGCTCATACTAGAGCTGAATTAGATCCTATATATGATAAACTAAATTATCTAATGTCAACATTTACTCCTGATTACAGTTCTCAATTAAAAATGAGAGGTAATATAGGATATTTAACAGTTGGTGATTATATATTTAGACAACCAGGTGTGTTCACAGATATTAAAATAGATGGTTTATTTGATGGTCCATGGAATGTTGGGTTAAATAACAATGATTCTCGTCAGCCTATAACACAACATTATGGTGATAATGAATTACCAATGATGTTAAAGATAAATTTATCATTTAAACCAATACATACTTTCTTACCTAGAAAAACAACAGCTAACAGCTTTATACCATTTATTGGTGTAGATCGCAGAGCATATCCTTATAAAGAAGTACCATCAAGTTAAAAAAGGTAAGTTAAGTTCATATTTATTATTATGGATCGCTATGAATTTAACAATATAATTAAAACGGAAAATACACCGCGATATCGTTCATCAACACGATATCCAAATATTCCTTTATCAATAGATGACGCTTATATTATCACTCAATATGGTGATAGACTAGATAATTTGGCTTACCAATTTTATCAAGACTCATCATATTGGTGGATCATATCATCAGCTAATCCTGATTTACCTAAAGATAGTTTATATCCGCCTTTAGGATATCAATTAAGAATACCAGTATTCAATGCTGATATAATTAGAAGTTTGGATATATTAAACGCTTAATTAAGTTATGTCTATATTTAAAGACACATTAAAACAGTATGTTCAAGATCAATTAACTGCTAGACAGGTTGTTGTAGCACAACAAGATAAACCTGGTCAGCAAGTTAATAGTGTTTATCGTGATGATAAATTTTTACGTTATGTTGCTGGAAAGAACGCATGGGTTAAAATGCAATCTTTTGTTGATGTTGATAATTTAAAAATAGGCAATAAACCATATAATAATTCTGAATTAGCTAGAAAATATATTTTAGAAGGAGGTACTTTATTTGAAGAAAAAGATAGTCAAGGAATAGGTACAAATAGATTTACTTTAAGATCTGGTATTGGTAAAGGAAGTAGTACTTATGCTTCTGATATTGACTTAGGAGGAGACAGACCTCTTGGTTATAGACCATTACCTGGTATTACTTCTATTCAGATAAATAACAAATCAGCTTATGGTTCATTAAGAGAAGCTACTGTTAAATTCTATGCTTGGGATAAACATCAATTAGAAGAGTTAGAATTATTATACATGAGAACAGGTTATTCTGTTCTACTTGAATGGGGATGGTCTCAATATCTGCAATCAGGTAAATTCATTAAAAAAGATGATGGAACTGAGAATTATAGTAACACTTTAGATAATATATCTATAAGAAACTTTGACACCCCTACTATTGATATTTTCTATGATAATGACATTTTATCACCTCCAGAAAATTTAACATCTGATGAGGTTATATATAGAAAAATAGAATCATTAAACCAATCAACAAATGGTAATTATGATGCTATGTTAGGTTATGTTAAAAACTTTTCATGGCAATTAATGGAAAATGGAGGTTTTGAATGCACAACAGTATTAATATCTAGAGGTGAGGTTATTTCAACTTTAAAATTAAGTAGTAATGGACCATCTTTTGTATCAACATTAGATGCTTCAACTTCTACTCCACCATTATCTTTGTTTGAATCATTAATGTTGAATTATTCAGCTGTGATTAATGCAGCTGAGTTTATAAATAGTGATGATCCAAATAGAGTAGGACAATTTGCTACAACAGCTAGTGCTGTGACTAACACATCAGTGACTAATTTTGTAAATGATTTTAAAAATAGACTTGAGTATCCTTTATACGCTATTTCAGGTCCATCAGTAGCATTATATAATAAAACAATACAAAGTACTTTGTATCCATCAGATGGAAATACTAGACAATTTGGTAAATTTCTTTTAACAGATGGTAATACAGATAGTGGAGTTGGTATTGAATATATTAAAATGGATTATTTTATAGCTCTTTTAAATTTATATTTTAATTTTAAAGATGCTAATAATAAAACTATATCACAAATATTAATACCAAATGACACACCTTGTTTAGCTAGTAAAAACTCAGTTTCAATAGATCCAAGTACATGTATTATATATAATAGTAAAGCTACTTTTATAACAGGTTTACCTCAAGGTGCTTTACCAAAAACAATGGTTAAATATGATCCTACCACTAATTTATATTATTATGATAATGATGCTTCAGTAGGTGATGAGCAATTTTTAAACTCAGATGGATTAGGTAAAATAGGTAATATTTTTATAGCTATACCTAAAATACTTGAAATATATCGCTCTGAGTCAGGAGGTACTACTGATGTTTCAGTTATATCTTTTTTAAAAACATTACTAAATAAAATATCTCAGGCTTTAGGTGGAATAAATGACTTTCAATTATATACAACTAAAAGTTCAGCTCAAATAATTGATGTTAAATATTTAGAAAAAGGAGCAGGTAAAACAAAATATGAGTTTGATTTATTAGGACTAAAAAGCATATGTCGAGATGTTAAAATAACATCCAGAGTATTTGAATCTCAGTCTACTATGATGGCTATAGCAGCTCAATCAGGTAATGCTAATGTAGGTGACTTATACTCATCAACTCAAAATTATTTTAATCGTGGATTAAGAGATAGAGTAGCACTTGATAAAGTAATATGGAATGATAAATATCCTACTTATCTTGACTATATAAAGAAGATATTTACTAACTTAGTTGTATTACAAAATTACATTAATAGTAAATGTATAGGTGTTGATACAGGAGGAAGTTTAGCTAAAATAAC